CTAAAAATCCAGAACTGTTTCGGTAGTAAATATCGCCAGTGGCATCACTTCCTACTGCAAGTCCATAATTAGTTAAAATCATGTCATCAGCAGACTCGTCAAAAAGCACCGATGATCCAGATGTTGCCCCAAAAAACTTTACGTCATGTCCGGTATCGTCTACACCGACTGTCACCGTGCTATCAATCTGGACAGCAGCATTTACATCAAGTCCAACGTCAAACTTAATTGCCTCACTGCTGTTGGTTGTGACAAATGTCATGTAAGCATTGTCAGCTTCTTCAAAAACCAAAGAAGTGGCACTGTTATCAAGCATTTTAACAGAAGACGCAGCACTAAAACGCAACGCTCCATCTGCTCCGGCAGAAAGCGTAAGATCACCTGCTATGTCTACCGCTCCGCTGAAATCACCTGTAGCTGCATCAACTTCACCGGATAATGTTAAGTTGCCTACACCTGTAACATTATTACTATCGTCTATAATAACGGAGCTTGCCTGTAAAGTTCCTCCACCTGTTCCATTGGCGCGTGGCACTGCGTTGTCCGTAGACCCTACTGAGCCACCTATATCTCCACCGGACGATGCTGCCCATGACGGAATACCCGAATCAAGCGTTAAGACATTGCCGTTTGACCCAGCCGCTAAACGTGCGAGAAATCCGCTTGAATTGCGATAATAGATATCACCCGTAGCGTCCGATCCTACAGCTAATCCGAAATTGGTAAAAATCACATCATCGGCAGATTCATCAATCAACACACTCGATCCGCTTGTAGCACCAAAGAACTTGACATCGTAGCCCGTATCATCAACCCCAACGGTGATCGTTCCGTCTATCTGCATGGCAGCATCTATGTCCATAGCAGCGTTTATATCGAGTGCCTTGTCAAACTTAACAGCTTCGGAACTGTTAGTGGTAACAAAAGTCATATAGGCATTATCGGCCTCTTCTATGACCAATGAAGCTGAATTGTTGTCAAGAATCTTTATTGAGCTTGCAGCAGAAAAACGTAATGCTCCATCTGCACCAGCCGACAAAGTTAAATCGCCAGAGATGTCTGCATTGCCGTTTACGTCCAGTGAGCCAAAATCACCTTCACCAGCTACGGTGATACCAGCGGCTCCATCTAATACGGTTAGTCCTACCGCATCTCCGTTGTCTGTAAACTTTAAATCTTTGCCGTTAGTTATAACTTTAACTGTGACATCACCTGAGTTGCTCTCTGTTATGCTTAAAACGGACGATCCCGCATCTTTAAAGGTAAACACGCCAGTATGAGCATCGAGCGTTAGAGCGTCACCTGAGTCGAGAACAATAGGGTTACCGGCTAACGTAGCACCTGTAGTTCCATCGTGTGTAATCGTAAAGTCAGAGCCTGCACCTAACGACAATACAGCAGAATCGCTTAACAATTTCAGATCATCACCGATGATTGCGTCCAGTGCTACAGATAATCCACCGTCCGTTTGTAACGCCCCATCGGTTGTTGACGTTGCATTCGTTGTATTGTCTGTTTTGAGCAACCCTGATACGGTTAGGTTGTTCAGTTGGTTCGATGCAGACGTATCGTCGAGGTCACGGCTTGAATCCACAACTAACGCTTTCGATGCCGTAACCTGCCCGGCTGTTACACCTAAGTTAGAAGCATCTAAACCGCCATTTATGGCTGACGAAGTTAGTAAATTGTCGAACTCGTTATTGAGTTGTGCAGCAGTTAAAACTGCACCTGATGCAAATGTATGTACTCTGGATACAGAACCCATTATCTACCTCTGTGTCTGTCCTAATGTGGAAAGTAAATTTCTTCGTTCCTGGGCCTCTTCGCCCTGTTCTTCTGCTCTTGCAGTTATTGCACCGCCTTGCAATATTGTTCTCATCAAAGATTGGCGATCTGGAGGCATTTGCTCTAAAGCACTTTCAAGCTGTTTTGCATCTTCATGTGCTTTAAAAACATCGTTATCGGTTAAATCTTTTCGCTTTTTGCCTGTAACCTTACTTGCCCAAGCACTTGCCTCCGTCCAAGCATCAAGCCCTCTGCGTTTGGCTTCTGCAAGACCTTCCGCTCCCATTTTTGTGTAATTATTAAGAACCTTACGACCCTCTGGAGAATAAGCCCTGATTAATAACTGGCTTCCATATTTTGGAGAAAATACAGCAAGAGCAGGGAAAAACTCTACCAATGTCACCATAACAGCCAAAGGATGCGTAAGACCACCAGCGGCTGTTCTGGACAACTGACTTATCTCACCCCTTGGAGCCAAACCGGTAGCAAGTGTTGGCCGAAGATTTGCCCCTAAGACCTGAGAAATCATTTCTGGCCTGTTGGTAACTTCTGATAACTCAGCTAAGGTTTCAAACGCTAATCCTGTATCGTCATCAAAGGCATTTAAAACAGACCGCAACACCTCGCGTTCTTTGCCAGGCTGTTTTAATATTGTTTCAAAGACAGGCGAACCATCTTCAACAACAGCTTTTCCTTCTTCATCTACTACAATCCTTCGCCTACTGTCAGGAGTTTTAATACGCAAATCATCACTAAGCCTTTTCATAAAATCTTGAAAGTCCATATGCTCACGCATTGCAAGGCTGTAATCGCCTAATTCAATAGTTGGAAATTCTCCAGTATCGGCATCTCCATAAAACTCTTTTAATATATTCTTTTCATTAGCAGCCCAACTCTCAACCTTGTCAGGATCAATAAAAGCAAACTCTCCCTCAAGGCGTTCAATGTCTCTTAACTTTTCCTGTTCGAGGATATCGTCATACTTACCGGCCTTATCTCCTTTTGTAACTTTTGACCTGGAGAACTTTTTAACAAATGCATCTCTTCCTTGTCTTATAATATCAAATAGTTCTTGCTCAGGAATATTATAAGTTTCTGGATTACTGTAAAATTCAACTGCATCATCGCCCTTTTTATAGATAGGTAACCCTTCTCTCATTTGCTGAGATCTTGCAGCAGGGAAGTTTTTAGTGTAATAGTCGTTCAAGAACATGTCAGCATCAAAACCGCCTGCCCCTAACTCGCCAAACACATCTAATGATTCTAAAATATCTCTTCTAATCTGAGGATCTTTATAGCCTGCTTCTATATCTCTTTGTAGTCCCTTTTTTACCTTTTGCTTACGAAGCCCCATAACATGAGCATTCATCGTTATAGGGTCATCAGCAACTTTACCTATATAGTCACGGGTATAAGCATATATATCATCTAAAACCCTTGTAGCGTTAGTTGTAGGGCCATCTTTGCCATACCGTAGATCACCTACTAACTGTTTAAACTTATCAAGCTGTTCAAGGGTTATAAACCCATCATTAAACCTTGGGTCATACAAGCTTTCTAATGCGTTAACCACTCCCTTTTGCCCTGTCTCTCCAAAGAAGGGCCGAAACTCAGGAATAACTTGACCAAGCATGTTTTCTTTAAATTGAAAATCGTTTTTTATTAAATTCTGCAAGCCATTTCTAAAATCTTGAACCCCCACTGTAATTTTATCCATGTGGAGAAGCTTGCGTCTTTCATCTTGTATTTTTGTTTGGTTTTTCTTGTATTCCTGTACAGCATCAGTAATGTTTGAGGCCAGTTTACGAGAAACAATAGCATCTCCGCTAACCTTGCGTCCATTTACAACTTCATCACCTTGACGTATAGCCTTAAGGACAACGCCTGTTTGCTTTGAATCATTTGTGGCTGTATCAACAACCTTACGCACCAACCTTTCGGGAAGGTTCCAGGTAAAAGACAAAGTATTAAACAACAAGCCTTCCAAAGTTCCTCTCAAAGAACCTTTTTCTCCTACAGTTTTTTCAATTTGTTCTTGCGTTTTTTCAACAGCTTTTTCTTTAAAGCCTTTTATCTTGTCTAATCCCGTTTTAGGAAGACTTGAATATTTTTCTTTTATTTCTCGCAACCGAGTTCCATAAGGCGAGTCTTCTAATAGAGAATTTAATCTATCAACTTTGTCTTTAGTAAAGTTTTTAATAGGGGCCATTACAGGACGAGCTACTCTACGCGCACCGGCTCCAACTATCTTCCCTGCACCTTTAGCTGTTGCCTTGCCTGCCCTAAAACCAAGAGAAGGTAAAGCTAAGGTAGGATCTAATCTTTGCGCAGCACTACCAACACGTTCTGCTTTTTCAGCAAACCCTTTTGTTTTGCCTGCCTTAGATAGGGCTTTGGCTCCCACAGAAGCACCTTTTGCTCCTACCGCAGTGCCACCAGCCAACATACTTAATATATCTAATGGTCGTTCTTGTATTCCTCTCCCGGTAAACTCGTATTCACCATCTTTTTTATCAAAACCAACGGCTCCGGCAAGCCCTTCGCCTAACTGTTCAGCCATTTGAATGTTTTTAGGACTAAACTGAGTCCCTAAAGCCAACTCAGCACCTCCAGCGACCCCTCTCCCAAGTGCTTCTGCGGTATCAAGAGGATTCATAACAGCTGTAGCTAAATCTTCTACTATTGCACCAGCACTTGAAGGGATATTACCCAACGTCTTTAATACATTAAACCCTTCTTCTGGGTCATAAGCAAAAGTAGCTCGATCTTCTTCTTCTGCTACATTGACGCTGTATTTATCGCCATATTTTTCTGAGAATTGCAATCCCAACGATTCACTGTTTCGGTCTGCATATTCTGGCTTGGCCTTTTTTATTGCCTCACCAAGCTGAATGTATGTGTCAAATTTATATGCCATTATTCATCCAATGATATTTCATCGTTTGCAAGAGCCGTTGAAAAGTCAGTAGCACTGTCTATAGGAGAGCCAATCAATTGCTCAAAATAACCAAACACCCTGTTGCGATATCTAGGATCTATTAACCCTTGTCCTGGCTGATCTTCTGTCCCTATATAAGCGTTAACTTGATCCATTGCGGCTTTTTGTTTTGCGTTATGAACTTTTTCTATAAGATCAAACATTTCTCTTACAGTTGATTGAGCAAATATACCACCTTGGCTTGTCATTCTTTCATAAGGAGATTGAAGTAGTTTTTCAAATAATCCTTGAGACTCTTTAACCATATTAGCATCTTCCACCCTAACGGTAGCAGGGTCAAAGAATCGTTGATACTGTTGGAAGATAGCTGCATTTTCTATTGGCCCAGGATCTTTTTGAAATTTCTCAAAAACAACCTTAGCATTATCATATAAGGCTTTGCCCCCACTTTTCGGATCTAAATAACCACCTTCAACATTTAACTGTGTGGCCTTATTTAAAGAATCCACGCTTTTTTGAATTTCTCCATAGTCAGCCCCAGATGCTTCGGCTAACGCTACTTTAGCTTCCTCCATAGCAACTTCAAAATCTTTTTCCATGCCTTCTCTTGCAATTTTCAGCTTTTCATCTGTTTGACCCAAGGTACGTTCTTCCACGTCTTTTGCTCTGCGTCGAGTCATTTCATCTGAAGCCACCTTACCGCCTCCGGCAATAGCCTTACCTAACGTATCAAGCGAAAGGAAACCGCCTGTATCGGCCCTCTCTTCAGCGACCCCTGGAGTACGACCTGTTAATGCCCCAATAAGGTTAGCTCTTGCCATACGCTCTTCTGTGGCCTTGTCAGCCTTCCGTTGTGCCTTGCCTTGAGCTACGTTGCTAAGTAGTCCACCACCCAATTGAGCAATCTGAGCCGCTACTTCTGGGTTGTTTTTAATTAACTGGCCTATCTTACCAAAAAAAGAAGATGATTCTTTTGGCTCTACTGTTGTTGTTGAAGCAGAAGGCTTTGGAGTAACAGCTTTTTTTTCTTCAACTTCAGGTACATCAAAGTTTTTTCTCATTTCATCTGTTACAACAACAGGAGGTATTTCCTCTTTAATAGGTGGAGGTGTCGGCATAAGCTCTTCTCTGCGCTTATCTCGATTTACCTGATCATCTTCTGAGCCTAAGCCAAGAATAATTCTTTCTTTGTCTTCGCCTGTAATATCACCGCCCATGTCTTTAGCGGTAATAAAACTACCCAAAGATTTTTTATCCTTAGTGTATGGATCTTTTGTAACGTCTAAATTTCCAGTTAATATAGAAAACAAAGGATCTGTTGGTTTAGTATCGACTGTTATAAGAGGCGATCCAAGACCATCCCTTCCTTGCAATAACACACTTTGAGCAGCCTCATCAAATTCTTCTTCAGAAGCTCCTTCCATACCTGGAGGAGTTTTTACGTTTAAATTCACCCCTGTCATATTCTTGTCCGGTGCAGGCAAGCCCAGTTTTAGACGTTCTTCTTCTAATCGCCTTTTAAATTGTTCTTCAGTTTCGCCCGGCATCATTTTAATTGGTGGCATACTGCCTAATAATTCACTCATTGATTTTTCCTATTCTCTCGTTATCCACCAAACATCGGCCTACCCCCTACAGGGGTTCCAAATTTCATACTTTGTTCCATAGCAGCCCTTGCAGCGTCACTCATTCCACCCATTCCACCCGTAGCTGGTTGTCCAATTTTACCAACCAAATCGCTTATAAGTTTTTGAGTGATCGGATCGCCTAACAATTTTTGCCCAATTCCAGGCTGTGATGCCTGTTGTGGTGCTGAAGGCTGGGCTTGCGGATTAAACGACTGTATCATTTTATCCTGTTTCGCCTGTTCCTCCATGCGTTTCTGATCGCGTTTGGCTTGCTGATTTGCCATCAACCCCTGCGCTGCACTTAACCCCATTGAGGCTACCATTGGTGCTGTAAAAAATGCCATTTTATGCCTTTCTATGTACGTTCAAATTCGTCAGTAACAGCATTGTAATTACCAACCGTTTGCCCTGATGAGGCATTTATCAATTTTCTTTTGCCATTTTTATCAACAAATATTCTTAATTGACCTGACCCTAAATCTGGATTGTTTTCTAAGAAACGATTAACAGATTGACGTTCTCTATTTTCTTCGTCTCCAAGATTTCCTCTTGTGCCTGTTACTTCTCCTCCGGCAACATTTATTACTGATCCAGTTCCTCCTCCAGCCGCTACACCATCTTCATCGCCACCTCTATCACTGAAATCTGTTCCTGTACGTAATGCCTCTCGTATTAATTCTACAGATTCTGGATCAAAAGATTGTATGTTTTGCGTTAGACCTTCTAATAATTGTGGCGTTCCTGGCTTATCTCTTAATTCTTGACCAGCAAGAATAGCACCAATCAAGTCCATATCAGCTTGTCTTCCAGCCAATGTTGAATCATCGCCTAACATTCCGGTCAAGCCGGCTCTACGCAGTTCAGCTTCCAATGTTGGATCGTCTTCAAACTCACCCGTCAAACCAGCGCGTGTGGCATCACGTCTTAATGCAGCCGTATCCAGTTCACTCTCCAATGCTCTTGCTTGCTGAGTCTCTACTGGAGCCATGTTCGCTGCACCTGTATCAAACAGTCCGGTCTGACCGGCTTCAGCTATTCTACGCTGTAGGTCTTCGGTCTGTAATCCGCTACCTGTGGTTTCACCCGTTAGCGTTTGCCGACCATCAATCTCACCAAACAACTGCGATTCTAACTGCTGACCAGCTAATGTTTTCTGACCATCATCTCCAAACTCGCCAGTTAAGGCAGCGTCTGCACGTTCCTGACCCCTACTTAACGCATCAAGTTCTGCGCTCTGTCTTTTTGCAGCCATTGTTTCATCGCGTTCAAATATTCCAGTTTGACCGGCTCTGGCAATGTCACGATTCAACGCTTGCGTTAGGGTGTCCTGTTGAGATCGAGTTTCCTGTAGACCCATACCGCGCTGGCCTAAATCAAAACCCTGAGCATCACGTAAGTCCTGTTGTCTGCGTTGTGCAGCCTGAGCTTCGAGTGCTAAACGGTTACGTTCATCGCCTTCACCCATTCTCGCTAAAGCGGCCGCTGTATCGCCTCCACCTCGCAACACACCATATCGACCCAACTGCTCGACCAAAGCCTTACGCGCTTCGTTCTGTCTGAATTGCTGATCGGCTAATTGTGAGGCCATAATCGGATCGTCTGTTCCACCGATTCGATCCATGTATTGCTGACGTAGTGCATCTTCTAGCGTATCAGCCATTGGTGCAGCTTCCGGTTCAACCACATTCTGCATAGCTGCCATATCTGCACCGGCATCTGGATTGTAAGGCGAAGGTTCAGTAGCATCAGCAGTTAGCTTTTTAACAAAATCTGCATCACTTAAAGGATTTTCTGTAAGCGCAGTTGCTTTAGTGGTTAAGTCTTTAACAAAATCTGGATCACCTAAAGGATTTTCTGTAAGCGGTTGATTTGACCGTTCTTCTGCTAAGTCTTTAACGAACTCTGGATTACTTAAAGGGTTAGTCTCGGTTCTAACAGGCTCAGTTGCTTTAGCAGTTAAGTCTTGAACATACTCTGGGTTACTTAGAGGATTAGTATCAGGCGTAACTGGCGCAGTTGCTTTAGTAGTTAGGTCTTGAACGAACTCTGTATTACTTAAAGGGTTAGTTTCAGTTGTAACTGGCGCAGTTGCATCGGCAGTCAGCTTTTCAACAAAATCTGAATCACTTAAAGGGTTCGTTTCAGTTCTAACCGGTTCGGTTGCTTTAGTAGTTAAGTCTCGAACGAACTCTGTATTACTTAAAGGGTTCGTTTCAGTTCTAACCGGCTCAGTTGCTTTGGTAGTTAGGTCTCGAACAAACTCTGTATTACTTAAAGGGTTAGTCTCAGTAGCTGGCGGCTTTGAGCGTTCTTCTGTCATTGCCCGAACCGTTGATACATTACTTAAAGGGTTACTGTCAGTTGTAACTGGCTTAGTAGCTTTAGTAGTTAAGTCTTGAACAAACTTTGTATTACTTAAAGGGTTAGTCTCAGTAGCTGGCGGTCTACCAAAGTTCGGATTGCTTGTCGGGTTTGTCGTAGTTGCCGTAAGGTTACCGGGTGGTGGTGGAGGTGGTGGCATGGCTGGTGGTGTATTAGCACCCTGACTTGGAGTCGCTGTCGTTGTTGACGTATCTACGCCTCCTACGTTTCCTCCGACACCCGGAGCCATATTTGCGGCTTGGTTATTTGCACCGAATCCACTGCCGGTAGCACCTCCTTGTATGGCAGCAACTAATGGATCAACGCCTGTGTTCATTTGGTCATAGCCAACCGCGTTACCTTTTTTAGGCTTCTTGCCTAACATCATCTCGTTATAGCTTACCGCCATTATTCTATACCCGTGTTGCGTTCGCGTGTATTTCCAATAGGCTTGTATTGAAGATTTGTGCGACGAACTGTGAAAGGTTCATTTAAATTAAAATTGGAAAAACGAAGCATGGTTCGTGGATCGTAACCAGATAAATCTGAGTCCTGAGTTAATGCCGATACATCCGACTCTAATAATGAAGAATCCAAAACAAACGAACTATCCAGCAAACTGGCCACATTGCCCATTGTGATGGTTTCTGTGTTGGAAACAATACCGGCAGCAATTTGCGAAATACTAAGATCAAACGCCCCTTTGTTGTCAAACAATGTCCTGTTATACAGCCAGCGACATGATACTGCATCACCCCGAGGGGCAATGGAGGCCGTTTCAAAATACGCTTCAATAGCAGCTCCATCATCGTTTGTTCCACTGTCATGTTTATTAATCCGACCAGCAAAATCACCAGCATGTGGTAGGTCATCAATTAACGCTACACTATCTCTTTCAAATCCACTATAGGGGCCAAACCAAGCATTCAAACGATATGAATATACAACCACACTATTCATTCTTGTCTGAGTGCTATCACCATAAGGCAAGAAGAACCAAACCTGTTCTTGTGCCGGATAATACAATGCAAACGAATAAGGCAATCGAGCTTTGTTTAGGTTCGGCCAATATCTATCGTCGAGCGCAAAGCTAACCTTTTCAACAGATGCACCACCTGACCATTGATATATGCCATCGTCTCTTACAAACAGCTGACGCTCACCAGGAACGGTAACAATGCTTTTCCCTGCAATCGTTCCACGTTGTGTGCGTTGTTGTTGCTGAAACGGTATGGTCGCATTACCTGTAGGCGTAAGTGTGTGTATGCCCTGCTCTGTGTGAATAGATAAATAGTTTTGAAATGGGCGTAACCCCGTAATGTCATAACCTAATGAGAAAAAACTTAACGAACCCCAAGTTTCTATATCACCTGCATCGCTTCTCCATATGCGATCTGCGGCTCCGTTTATGTTACCAACCCATGCCCTGTTTTCCCAAAAGGCTACCCACTTGGGTTTGGTGAACCGAGAGCTATCGTCGAGCGTTGCAGCGTTTGATGTTCCACCCGTCCATTTGATGCCGTCTGTGTCCTGACCGTTTACCGCAATCAATGTGCTACCGGCCAACACCCAATCCCACGTATAGTCATCACCGGCCGTTATAGTCACACTGCCTGTTCGGTCTGTTGCTGTTCCACCCGTAACGTCAAAAAATTTATTGCCTGCAAAGGCAAACACTTTTTCTGTTCCAGCCAACACCACCTGACCACAAGCAGTTACTGTAGCACCGCTGTTCATTGCGGAACTGTTAAACTTTGCAAATCCATTTCGCTTTGACACTTCGCCAGCCAACCCTATGGTGCAATTTTCCATTTCAAACAAGCCGTCTGGTGGCATATCTTCAGCCGGTAAGCTGTAGTTTACCCCACTTCTCCAAGGGCCAAGGCGTAACGATTCGGCTGCAATCGGCATTATCCTATACTTCCTTCTGTGGGCTGAAAACTAAACTTACCAGAAATATGATCGTCTGACCTACGCATTCTGTATGACCTGTTTCCTTGCACATTAAAGTTTTGCCGACCTGCTATTGCAATAACTCGTTCCATTTCTTGCTTGTCCGACAATGCACCCTGATCGTCACCTTTTTCTTGTTTATATAAAGCAGAAATGCCATGTATAAGTGCCGGCTGACATACAGGTGCTACATATGGATTTATAGAGTCGCTATCTTCAGATTCAGTAAACGTGGGTATAGAAGAATAATATCTATAGGCAATAGTATCTGTGCCGTCTGGCTCTGGATACAGCGTAACTTCGATGTTACCGCTTGCATCTACGCCATCAATAGAAACCCATCGAGGGTCACCATTTATAGAAGCATCAGGGTCAGCCGCATCAATATCCTGAGTAGACATGATGAGCATAACATGGTCTTCAGTAACATTACGAAATGAAAGAGGAGCTACTACGTCACTGGCCAACGAATACGTGCGAGTGCCGTTGGTTGTGCTAAAAGTAGAAGATTTAAACAGCCAGTTCCATTTTTCACGCGAGGCTATGTCCTGAGTGACTAAGTTTAAATAGTCACGCGCCCCGTCTTTAAATGTGGAACTACCTGTATTCAGACCAACCCTTCTAAGGGCAATCTGAATGATCTGCAAATTTGTCATTCGCTAACTCTATATTAGGTTAGCCCAGGAACCGCCTTCGTAGCCTTGAAACTTGTTGTCCGTAGAATTGTAAATAAGCATTCCGTTAACAGCGGTGAGTGCGTTCCGTTCCGTTGTCGTAAGACTTGGAAGAGTAAACGACTCAGCCGCTTTAACGGTATCTGCTTCTACAGCCCCAATCAACGCAGAATCTCCAAAAAATGAAGCTGCATTGACTTGTCCAAAAGTTTCTGACATCTACTGATGTGCCGTAGCCGCTAACTGATCGAGATCGTATTCAGACAAGTTATCGCCATTATTGTCCAACCAGCGTTCTGTCCATATACGAACGGCTTCTTCACCACGCTCTTTAATGCGCGATGGAGGGTCAGGCACAAAGCCAGGTTCGTGAGTGACCTCACCAACAGCACGAACATGATTTCGCACTTGGCTGTTGGTAATTGGTGATTTGCGCTGACGAGTGTGCGTCTTGTCCAAGTCTAACGCCTTACGAATTGCATTTTTAGTCTCATCACTTCCCTTGAGTATAAGGTCAGCAATTTGATCTGGCGTAACACTGGCTGTTGGAGCTTCAACAGGTGTAGTGGACGTTACTTCTGCGATCTCATCAGGCAGGGTATGCTCTTGCTGTTTTTGCGGAGCCATACGTTTTGCCATTGTTTTCTGCTTTCTTTTGTAAAAACGTGCAGCAGTAGTTTTACCCACTGCCACACGAAAAATTAAAGGTTACGGCAAATTCTGCAATACTACACCAGCGTAACCTGTAGTGTCTGGAGCATATGCAGCATAACCAACCAATGGTTCTGTTTCTGCATCTTTAGCATGAACTGCGCCAGTTACACCATCACTTAAGGTAAGGTTGTTACCAGCGGCAATGGTTCCATCTGCTAAGACAGTAGCAACACCGCGAGTCTGCACCCACCCGTAATAATTTACAGTAAACGATATTGGAGTAACACCGCAAACCACATAATCTGTGGCACTTGCACCAATAAGGTTATTCCATAAACCACCTGTAACGGCCACGTCAGTAGCAGTAGTTACAGCCACTTTTAAGCCGTCATACAAAGTAAATGTAACTGCATTTGAACTTGCAGCAGTGCTTGACTTAATACGATACTGAAAACCTTCACCAGCATCATCGGTGGTATGAAGATAGCCACCAGCATACTGATTTAGCGTAGCCGATCCAACAGTACCCGAATCGGTGTATGTAACTTCAGTAGCACCAGCCGCTGCTGCCGTTAGCTTGTTATCGCTCTCAACAATAGCTGACACTGAAAGGTCTTGCGAAGTAAGCAATCCCTGTGCAGTAGCTGTGCTGAAATACGCATAACGAAACACACGACCATCAGACAACTCTAACTTTTCACCAACTCTATGTTTTGGCGTAGACGACTCTTCGTAGATGCTCTGACCGCCATCTCCTCCGATTCGATCCAACCCATAGTTGGCGTTTTGTATTGTACTCATTGTTCATTCTCCTTTGTCCTTTTCTTCGGACTCGAAAGGCTCATTGGCTTGAACCTTGGAATTAACTATTAACTGATACCAGTAATAACACCCTGGCGTCTACGGTTGTTCGTAACTACTTGCAGGCCAACAGTTATGAAGGCCACCTTAGCCAACTGGTTTGAATTTTCGCGGAATGGAGTCTTGCTAAAATTCATACCTGACTGCATGTGCATCTTCAAGTAATTGGTATTGAAGAAATACATACGACCCGATCCGCAGTCACGGTCATACTGCACCGGAATACCACGGAACGATGGCAAACGACCATCTACGCCTGGTGAATCGTTACCCGAAAGACGCTGATAACCAGTGCCTTCAAATATCTCTTCAAACGAAGCATAAATAGAATTTGTGGTAAATATGTTTGTAGGCTGTTCATTGCCTTCGGACGTTGCATTCCAAAGGTTAGCCATACGAATCATACCTTCATAAAAGTTTGTTCCGGTAATCGTCTTAAATGACGTATCGCCAGAAGCATCTTCCGTCTTGTTCTTCCACCACGTATTGCCAGCTACCGTAATACCACCCAACGTAGTTGGAGTCGTTCCCGGTGCGTCAGCAATGATGTCTTGGAATCCTAACGGAGCCTTACCTGTCTGTGCAGAATACAACGAAGAGTTAATCTGATCGCGCAAGGTCAACATACTCTGACGAGTCTTGGCCTCTAATAGCGACATTGCTGCTTCGCGTTTGCGGTTTTCTTGCTCTTCGGTAAAGTTAATCGTAATAGGCACTGCGGCGTATCTAAACGGATAAAAAGCGGCCGTGATACCATCTACCGCATCTGTATTTAGCACGTCATAGCCCGAGAAATATTGCGCTGAGTTACCAGCATACAAAATATCTGCCTGTATTTCTTTGCCACCATTATCGGTGACTAATGCTCCACCGGAGCGAAACATGTCTAAAGTTGGGTATGCGTCAAAAAAGTTATCGGTCAACTCTTTGCGTTTGGCCCGCATCGTAAGCGTCCAAGCCGCATCCCAGCTTTCTGAAGTTGTTGTTGCTGCCATTTTCTATTTGTCCTTATTCAAAACCCAATTTGGAAAGACCCGACAATACATCGGAGTCGCTAAGTGGGCCGTCTCCTTCCGTTGCATCAACACCTTGCGTACCACGAACAGACCTTTTTGAGGACTTTCGTGCGGAATTATTAGCTCCACGCAGATCAGACGCTTTTTGAGCGGTAATGCCTGCATGTAACTCATACGCCTCACGAACTGTATACGGACTTCCTGTAACAGGGTTAGTAATCTTTGTAGTAGCAACAATCTGATCGGTATAAGCGTCCAGATCACCACCATAAGCCTGCCTTGCTTCACCTACTTGGTTGGCTATATACGCAGTTTGCTGACCTTGCACATAATTATTGGCCGTAGACAGCTGTTGTTGTAACTGCTGAACTTGACTGTTCAAGTTATTAACAACATTTCCTACCCTATGCTGAATAATCTGCTCAACGGCATCTACGCCTCGAGCTTCATCTTCAGATAAGTTTGCCCTCATTGCATCTACAGGATCTACTTGTTGCTGTTGGGGTGTAACAAGGTTTTGCACCCTATTAGCCCATTCGCCCTGTTGCGCTTCAATCTGCCTGCGCTGTTCTGCAAGATCCTGTTGAGTCCTGGTAAACTGTGCCTGCATGTTTTTTGCAAGCGGAACTAACGGCTGATACTGCTCCGGCACATCGTCTGCTGAACCACGCAACCAATCATGCCTTTGTGGGTCAAAATCTGACTGTGCATCAGAGTGTCCAGAGCTTTCTGACTGTGCCGAATCAAGGGTGTCATCTGTAAACAGTTCAAGAGAAGATTCTGTTGACTGATCCTGAGATGATCCTACATCGGGTGACGAGTCTTCCGCACCGGAGTCCAAAGCGAGTACTGATTCAGACATTTACTAATCTCCTTCGTTATATTTCTTCTTTGCCAGAGCCACTGCTTCTTCGGGTGTGTTACCAAACGAAGGAGTAGGGGTGTCTGACGAAGCAGAGTTTGCTACATCAGAGGTTATGTGACATCGAGAACCGCCAACTGCATCGGCACTTTCTCTCACGTTGTACTTTTTTAACAGTTCTTGTTTATGACTGTACGACTCTACAACCTGACCAAAGCCTGCATGAAACTTACCATACATATTGCTGTGTGAGTTATGGATGAAGTTGCTCTTTATAAACAACATGTTAGCATCTTTTTCACACTGGTCGCATTTGATCTTACGTTTAATATTATTAGAATCGTTTTGTATGTCAAGCTGACGATGTCCGTCTTCGCATTCGTAATCGTGAAATACCAGCATTATTGACCTGTAGGCGGTTTATACATTTTTCTATCTGAATAAAATTGTTGGCGTGGATTTTGTTTTTTTATTTTTTTCATGAGTTGTGAAATATCATAGTCTGGAGATGCCATATTTTTTAACGCTTGTTTTTTAACTTCACTATATATTTGTTTTCCTGTCATTTGGTCATCAGGAAAATAATCGTCTGGTCTAATATCGTTTTCTTTCATTGCGCGTTCGGTGTGTATCCGCGCAATTAATTCTTTGTTTTTTTGTATAGTTTCTGGCGAAGTAGGTATAGCTTCTTTTGGTAATATGTTTCTCTCTTTTAAAGAGGCCGTGTCTTGACGAGTATACGTTATTCCTGATTTTGGATCAGTATAGTAAGCCTCTGGAGAAACACCTTCGCCTTTGCGTATTTGTTCATCAGATAAATCAATGCCTCTTATATTTAAATCATCATAAATTCCTGTTCTTAGTCGATTTCCCGATTCAACCATCCCTGATCCTGTTGTTGCCATTGGATCAGATTGTCCAAAAGCCTGTCGCTCAATGCCTTCATACTCAGGATTTGGCACTAACTCTCTAAATTGTCCTCCATACTTTAACGCACTTTCATCTGTGTTTTTAGTAAGCCAATCAGGAATAGGCTTATCTCTGTAATGTATACGTGTGCCTTTAGACTTTTGTTCTTTTGGCAAAGCCCCTCTAAGCTTTCTGCCAGCATCTTTTAGTGCGCCTAACATTATCCTTGACCCGGTGCATTCTGTATAGCCTGAGAAACTTCTTGAGCTTGGCTACGTACAAGTGACGTAATATTACCTTCCGCTACTCCGGCATTACTACCACCACCGCCACCAGCTTGAGGTGCTTGACCTTGAGCCATTTGGTTCAGCATTTGCTGATGTTGCTGGATATGGTTTTGCACTACACCCATAACCTGCTGTTGTTGCTGTGGAAGTAATTGTTGAAACTGTGGAAGTTGTTGTATTTGCTGATGATACTGTATATGCAACTGATGATCTTCAAAAGGCGTAACCCCAGGATCACCGCCATTAATAAGATAGGCTACGTTTTCTAACTGAGCCGCTTTTACTGCATCGCCGTCTTCAGCGTTACCCAGATATTTGTCAGGGTCTTGCACACGGAAAGAAGCCAATAAACCTTTAATGGCTTCAATGCGGTTTATTTCTGGCAAGTTAATTGTCATGTTAAAAAGCTGTAGTGCATCCTGACGTTCAAGCTGTTCCGTCAACGGCTGCATACTACCAGCCTGTATTTCTATTTTGTATCGTATCCGCAAAAGGTCTGCCGTAACTGCTTCAAAAACAGGATCTTCCGTGTCTTGAGCTACGTTAACCAAAAACTCATCAGGCAAATATCTTTCATCAGCCATCATACGCAATGAGTTACGAACAATAGACCGATACGCATCGGCTACACGCAACTGCATCCACTCGCGGTTTACTTGTGCAAAGCTTGCAGACAAACTTGCCTGTGTTGCCGTAACTCTTGGGCCACCCATTGCCATCTGCGATACGTTTAGACTTTGCTCTTCATAACTTTGTGCATCCGACTCTAAACCCAACTGATCTGGTGGAGGGTTACCAAAGTTCATTTCACGCATACTGGTATTGGGATCTTCTACCCATATGATCTCACCGTCACGACCGTTTTCTAACGTATCGCCAATGTCCTGATTTGCTTCACGTTCTCTTCGAGAAGCTAAAACTACACGTTGGAAACGCTTTAACAGATCGGCTCTGCGTGATACAGACTCTACTATAAGTGACTGTGTATCCTCAACATACGCCATTGGAGGTTCGCCATAAAACGAACGTTCGGTCTGATCAAACCGCAGTGCGTGGTATGGAAAACCACCATCCATCAGGTATCCACCGGCAGGCTCAAACTCGCCTGTCATCATTTGTTCGCCAGTAAAAGGATCAGTCTCTGTAATTGGTTTCATTGCCAAAAACGGATGATCTACTTCTTCAATAGGTTCATCCAATCCTTCGGCAAACGTAATACGCTTTTTATGCAGACGGTCATGCACTTCATACAAACAAACCATCTGACCCTGTTTAGAATGCTGCACCGCATTGTATTCATCGCTATGCTCAGAGTCTTGCATATCGTATATAAACGAATCAGCCTGATCTTCATCTGACATCGCTTTTATCTGCCGTCTGTTTTTAAACCTGTCATCCTCTTTAACAAACTCTAAAGGAACCATCATTTTTTCAATGATATACCGTGCGCCTGACAATTTGTGCGGAGGAGTAAGCGGATCAATGTATATATTAAAAGGCGAAACTCGATGTACGTAAGGAAAATCGTTTTCCTGAGCATCGTTAATAGTATACGGTGCAACAATATCGTCATCACCCGGAGGGTTATATCCAAACTTTAACCAACCTACACTACAAAACAGCGCATCAAAAATAACCTGCTGCACTTCTCTTTTGGCATTCATCTGTTCTAATGTAGCATTAGCCACACGTTCCAGTATTTCAGCCGCAAAGTCTCTACCAGGTTCCTCAACTTTAAAAAAAACATGAGGATAATTAAAAGAAACACTGGCTATGATCTGACGGGCGAGTGGATACATACGGGATATTTTAACAATCTTATCCTCGTCAAGGTTTGGAACGTCAAAATCAAGCTCATATGTCTTGAGAAGCCTACGCCACGTTTTGTGGCGCGTCTTCATGTATTTTCGACCGTCCTCTATAGCTCCACGCCAGTATTCGATCTGTCTTTCTTTCAAACTATTTGCCTTTGCCACCCTTTTTAAGGTTGTCTGACCCAGCAGCTTTTGGCGTTACACGAGTACCTTTTTTGCCACGGTTTGGCTTAGTCGTTGTTGGCGTACCGTTAAAACCTTGCATATTTTTATCTCCTTGTTATGCTGAAGCGTATCGTCCTTTGCGAACACCCCAACCTTGTTCCATCATATCAATAACTTCTTGTCCGGTTCCTTCGTAAGGTCTTTCTTCTTCTGGTTTATGCGGTTTATACACATGCATCATCGCATAACGTAATTCATCTGCTGCGTGGTCTTCTGCGTGAGTGTCTAAATCCTCTGGATTCTTAGAGCTTCTTGGCAAGGCCGGCATCGTCCTGACCAAAGCATCGTTCCATCCATTAAAGCAATAAAAGCGTTCTTTTATCAACGCATCGTTGACCACTCTCCATCCAGTAATACGGTCATTGTTCGCTCTTGTCAAGTACAATCCTCGCTCGGCAAACACATCCGCAGGCGAATGGTTGATCACTTCACTTAACCTTCTTTTAACAAACATACTTGGATCGCAATACGTTGCCTGTGGATAACGACCGCCCGTAAACGGACAACTTTCTATCATTTTTACTATATTATCGGCATGTTGCGAAGCCGTAGCGTTTGCTTGGTAATACTCACTAATGCGATAGATATTCCCATCATAGTCCACAGTGTATAGACCATAAGACGTTGGAGCAGCTTCGCCATAATCCATCCCTCCAAACAAAGGCCAATGGTCAGGTATCTCAAAACTGTTCACAAGTACTTGTTTTTCATGCCAGTTAGTAAAATACTGACCTACAAAACTATCCCAATCGCCCTCTAACCATGCTTTAACCAGTTGTTCATCGCCTACACCTTCTAACCGTTTAATATATCCAGGATCTCGATCCAGCAATATTTTGTTGTCTGTCACCAAACTGCGAATATACATACGGTTCATACCGTCATCGCCTTCAATAACAGAAGACTCTTCTCCGGCATCAATGTAATAATCTTTTACGTTGTTATGGTTTGGGCCACCGGGGTTGCCCGATGCACGTATACGTTTTGTCGGAACCTCCGCAGCACCTGTACGTAAACAAGCCTTTAGCTTATGATACGCTTTCATGTCGTTCCAGCTTGTAAGCTCATCCCATCCAATCCAAGTATACTGCTGACCTTGAAAATGGTCTGCATCCGCTTCGTTTTCTAAGTGTCGGAGCTTTAAATTGGAGCCATTTTTAAATATCCACTGGTGTGTACCCACCTTATATTCCGCATCAGGGTATGCAGCACGAAAAATCTGGCGAGAACGGTCAATAATCTCGTCCAACTCAGGGTAAGTGCGCCTAATCAGCACCCCTTTCCAATGTTCACCGTAGGTATCTACGTCCGAAAGGAAGTCTCCAAGCAAAAATTCTGACTTTCCACCACCACGCGCACCGCCAAAAAACAATTCATCAACAAAAGATGCTCGAATTGCTTTTTCTTGCGGTCCAGGTTGCGGCATCCAAGTCATTTGGCTTTAACCTTGATCTTTTTAGGTTTTGCAACCGGAACACTACGCCAATCTTTGTTTTCTCGGTGCAAACTACCCCAATTATGCACAATTTTAGCTACTCTACTGTCTGTAGGGTATATTTTGGGTTGATATGCTTGTTCTTCAAGTTTCATCAGAAGTTTCCACTGTGTATGTTGTTTCTACCGCTTGATCCATCTTGTTATTCTGTTTTAACCACTCATCGTAACTTTCAGCCCTTGGAGGCACATTCAATCCCTTAACCTCAACGGTATGCTCAACCTGTATGCGGTGATCACCTACTTCTTCACGTAACTCCTTTAAAACCTTTAACTTAAGTGCTACTCGCCTGTCTTCAATCTTATGATACAACTCCTCTAAAGCTAACACCCTGTTTTTACGCCAAGCTAAAGGCACATCGTCAAAATTAGACCGATCCCGTTCAATCTCTTTCTTTAACGCTTTGTCAAATTCTGCATTCTTACGCCAGCGATAAATCGTACCCCGATCCACTTCAAGCGTTTTAGCCACCTTGTCGTTTGCCCTGGAAGGATTCCACCTATCCAACACAATCAACTGCACTGCCTGTTGCTGTAAATCACTTAATGCCATCAGTAACTCCATAACGCAGGGCGAGGAACATGAAAATTATCGTCCACACCTACCGTATCCAAATGTAAAAACCGCCTCGATCCACTTTGCTGCACCCCAATACCCGTAAAACCTAACTTTATAGCAGCAAAAAGCACCTGATAGGCAAACCCACGCTCACATGCTACATCTACCGCCTTACCCGTAGTATGCGACCCGGCAGGCTTATCATCCGCTATCTTAGCCGCTTCAATCGAATGATCCATAGACCTATAACCCGAAGTAATCGTCAACGGTTTACCTACCGCCTCACGTAACTTTTGTAACTTATCCATAAACTCATCGTCCAACCGACACATACCCGTTTGGGAACAACGCATCTCTGCATGGGAAAAGTTAGGCCAGCGATCTTCCGGCCACTCACTTTCTTTGTATTCTCTTATCATAACCGTAAATGTATTAAAAACAAAAATCTACGCAAGATAAAAAAAATAACACAGCAAAAACGTGGGATTCACAAAAATAAAACTCGTTGACAAATAAAAACCCACCCCCTATCTTCCAACACACTTCGGATCAGTAGAGGACGAGTGTAGCATCGCTACCCCACTGGCTCTACAGACCGTGATACAGTCGCTACCAGGGGGTGGGTCAACAGCGACAAACCTTGGGTGAAAGCAGGGAGAGGTGACCTACGGTTCGGTGTAGAATCGACAAGTAGCCTGCAAACCGAAATGACACACCGCTCTTTCGGCAGCTATACGAGGAACTCAACGTGACGGTCAAAGTCATCTCGAGGGAAAAAGCGTAAGACAGGAGAGAGGCTAACAACCTCCTCCGTCTACAGCTAACACACATAAACCACAGGCAAAACTACCTGGGGTAAGACACCGGTGTAACTTCCAAAGAATCTAACGTTCAAGTCAAATAGCCAAACAGTAGTACAACATTCCGCAAAATGATCAGAAACAGGGGCACGTATGGCTGAGTATATACGGGTTCGTTTTCTTTTTAGGGGCCGGCATGGTGCTTCGCAAATCGTCGAGGGCAATCCAGGAAAAGCAGCAATCTAGAATTTATTTTTATTTTTATTTTTACAAAAAAAAGGTTTCATAGTTTTAGTTATAAACCAAAAGCAAAAACCAAAAGATATTTTTTTGCTTATTAATGACCAAGGTAATTGACAATATGTGTGCGATAGATTTCTAAGCATAATATGATATTGGGAAAATCGATTGTATTGTGTTGTGCGTTCCTGATTCCACATAGCACAAAAAAGAAACAACACACCAACACCAACACCAACACAACACCTGACGTTTATCCGAATAGTTGCACAGTCTCATATCAACTATGACCTCTTAGGTGTCTTAACTTGCCAATTAGGCACAAAAAAACACCTTAGAAACTGTCCAAGCTTTCCAAGGTGTTTAACTGTCTAAACTGTGTTGTAGTAGTCGCTAGTCTCTTATAAGATACATGACACTACAAGCAACAAATAAGAGCGTTATAAAGTCATCCATTATTGACCTAGTCTTTCCATAGTTTCACAATCCCATACGCCTTGCATTGAAAACGTTACATGATAATTAGGAAACGCTAGACCATCATCATATCTATCATTGCTCATCATGGCTAATGCATACCATGGCATCTTTGAGTAGTCGTAGAATTGAATATTTGGATGTCTTTCAAATAGTGTCTTTGTATCTATTCGCATTTTATCCCATCTAACGTCTGATAGACCATTTAGACGTGCATACGCTTGGATATGTCTATTCTCTTTTATTGATCGTTTACTAGCTCTCTTGGTCAAGTTTGCTAGCTCTCTGTCAATTTGTAATAAGAATAATTCTTTGTATTTCAACATAAACTTTGTACGATTAAATCTGGCCAATTGTGACTGACTAAAAACATTCATTCCAGTTTTTGACAAACAACTTTTATGGCATGGCGCGCTAGCATCATACTTACCTTTAACGGACAGTCCGACAATCACGTTATCTTCTCTGTATGTTCCATCTGGCAAATAGCAATCATTGCTCCGTAGGTCAGTTTTAACACCATTAATTATTTCTTTACCCCACATACGGGAACCTACAAACGTATCAGGTTCACCATTAAAAATAACAGCAACATTAATTCCAGACTTTAACATTTGAATAGCTTCTGTTTTGTTGCAAACTTGGTCCGCTTTACAACATAAATTTTTTAGTCCAGATTCATCATACGGAGCTAGTTGAAGTATCACAGATTCAGCGATCTCACTATCTTTATTAAGCTTGTTATTTCCCGACATTTTAGTAAGTAAATTTTTCATTTATGCCACCACCATTCCAACATGCCTATGCAACATATTTAGTTTGTATTTTCTTTCCATATCTTCAACAAATTTTTTCTTTTCTTCTTCTTTTTTAATCTGTTCAATTTTTCTTTTTAAAACGTTTTTGCGATTCATTTTTTACGCTCCTATGAAGTAATAAATTGTGAGAGAAACTACGCTAATAATGATCATCAAATAATCGGCTAAATTATTTTTATCCATGGTAAGTAATTGTTCCATTATTTAACCTTTTATAAACTGGTTTTAGGTTCCATCGTTTGGCAAATTCTTTGACGTTTTTGGCTTGTACTGAGTTCCACATAAGTAAAATGTAATCATCGTTTAGGTTAGGATTTTTATAAAATTCGTTCAACAAATAATCGACTACAGATTCAACATTGTCTAAGTCTAAATAGTCAATGTCTAATGATGAATGTTCAAATGTACAATAGTCAGCGTAAAAACTTATATCATCATATTCTACTTCATCCAAACTCAACTCTGTATATACATCTGGCGCGTTATTTTTCGCATCATCAATCAGTTCTTTAAATAATGTTGTCATGTTACTTGCCTCCTAGATAATGAATGAATAAAAATAGTATGTATATAATATAGTCATGTTAGAATATCTAACAAGTATAATCTTATCGTTTAAATTCCTATCAATTTATTTATGAAAAAATTTTTTATGCTACAAGCTGCCGAATTTTTATTCAGCTGTCCACCTAGTTTCAATCTATATACATAGCACGAAACCATTTTGATTATTCGTTTTGATTGCAATTTGATTAACCGATTTGATTATCGATTTGATTGGTGATTTTGATTGCAATTTGATTGCGAAATTATGGCCTTGATAAACATGTTCGATTTCCGTATCTTTACGGAGTAATTTGATTAGAGTTACACACAACCATTTAACCAGATTCGAGGGCATATGAAGACCACATTAAAGATGATGAAGTTGATGATCAAGTTAGCAAAACTAATCTCAGGAGATCGTATAGATCAGGTGGTACTATTCGATGAGGTGCAACCATTAGCGTACGACATCCTACACGATATGGCAGGGACTGACAGTAGCCGACATCAGTTACTTGCAAAAGAATTGCCTTGGGTATTCAAACTTACCAAGGCACAGTAAATGAATTACAAAATTAAAATAGTAGTGGATGAAATGTGTGAGGTCGGGACTACCGCAAGGAAGGTCACATACGATACAGTTGTAACTTTGAAAAAACAGGATGGATTAGATCGCCAGATATACACCATCGAAACCGAATCGTCTGACGGTCTGGGGCATGTGGGTGAAATTGTCTATAGAGGTTTTTCAAAACCTAATTCAGTATCGATAGAAAATCTTGCACAATTATATATTGAAAACAATTTGGTCGAAAATAGTTTCGACAATTTTCTCTACAACCATTAGTCACATAGGAGACATAAAATGGATAAGAAAACGATAGATAAAATGGCAGTTGAGATTGAGAAAACCATCAAGGATGTATTGGAAGAAAAGTTCGGTGTGCAGGTCGATCAATTGCGTTGCAGACATTCCGAATCCCATGCCAAATGGTCTTTTGAAACCACCGTAACAAATGGCGATCAACTACCACACGAATTGCATCCAGACTTCATCAATTTGAAGTATTACAATTGGCAATGGGCAGGTGCAAAATTCACCTTAAAAAATCTTGATTATGAGATCGTTGGCTATCGCACTCGCAATCGCAAAAAACCAATCTTGATGAAGGCCAATGGCGGTGACTATAAAAGTAGCCCACATGGCGTAGAGGCCATACTGAAGCAAGCACAGAATGTCCAGTTGATAGACGAGGAAACAGCACGTAGTTGGGGTGATTTTGATCAGATGGAAAGACTTCGTGAACAGGGAAAATCAGAGAGGGAATTTGAAGCAACATTTAACTACTAATCATCCATCAATCTATAGGAGATTAAAAATGGTAGACAAGAAATTCGCAGACGCATTTAAAGCAAAATTGCAACAGGAAACAGGTGCAAGTCAGGAGTGGATGGACAAACATTTGATCGTGGATTTTGGCTCGCTAACTGACGATGAGTCAGACGATCAGGATGAGACTAAAACCGAAACAGATACATCTAAATAGGAACCCTACCTACCATCTCATGTCTACGGACATGGGGTGGTATTTTTTATTGGAGAAAACAAATGGCAAATGTTGACATGCATCACAGGCTATATAGATACATGAAAGAGCAAAAAATTGATAAAACGAATTGGTGGTATTCTGGCGGGAATTTGCAAGATATAAATCTCTGTGTTATGGACGGGAAGGACATCACAGACGAGTATAATTACGATAATGATTTTTATCTTGATCCGATTGTAGACATGATACAACAGATGTTCTTGGAGAAATACAGAGGCACCGACAACAGGGGTGAGATTAGTGTTAGTGTGTATCGGGATATAGCAAGCGATGCTTTAGGTAAAAACGCAATCATAGTTTCTATAACAAGGGTAATGGAATAAATGCCGAAATCAATTACGATTAAAATCAAAAAGGATACCCCAGAGAGTACGATAGAGTATTTGACTGAGCTTAAAAAATTGATAGAAGGTGATAAAACCGATCCGATTGCATTAGCTCGCTGTGGAGCGTTAGACCATAATGAAATCTGGTATTCATTAAAGGAATATTACGGAACGTCTGAATTTAACTACGGATAGGAGATATAAAAATGAATCAGCTTAGAAGAGATTACGCAAATGTCGGTTTAATTCAGAATAAGCATTTTTTTAACAGTGCTACTCCAGATTGGAAGATTGAGATGGAGTTAAAAAATGACACGGATGAGTATCTACTATCATTCGCCAGAAGCCTTCGATTTGAAACATTCCATGAGGCATCCAACAGTAGCTATGCTCTTGATCTTGGCCTACCTAAAGGTAACAAAAACAGACAGTGGGCTGAAGAGGCGAGACAAGAGTTGGATGATTTTATTGAAAAATATGGAGAGAAAAAAAATGATTAGGATGACTAAAAAACGCAGACTTTTAGCCCAACATTGTCTTGATCTCCAGAGTCGCAAAAGCCATCCAGACGGACGCTGTGACAATGGTGGTCGTTGGTATCCTGATAGCCAATTTGATTGCTGCATAGGCATCCGTGAACCATCCAGAGCCTACCCATGGAGTATGATGGCTCATTGTCGAACCGTAGACCATGTAGCACACCAACACAAGATTGAACCGCAGATTTTACGCAAGTTAGTCAATAGACTAAAAAAGGAGATCGCTTTTAATGAGTAAAATTTACTACAATGAGATTGAACCGTTCGCCTGTTTTTGGTTGGAGAATCTTATGAGGGATGGATTCATTGCTGAGGGTCAAATTGATAACAGGTCGATCAGAGATATTCAGCCCGAAGATTTAGAAGGATATACTCAGTGTCATTTTTTCGCAGGGATTGGCGTATGGTCGTATGCACTACGACAGGCAGGGTGGTCAGACGATAGGCCAATCTGGACGGGATCGTGTCCGTGCCAACCATTTTCACAAGCAGGTTTACACAAAGGAGATACAGATGACAGACACTTATGGCCAGACTTCCACCGCCTCATCAAAGAGTGCAGACCTTCAACGATCACTGGAGAAATGGTTAGTGGCAAAGGTGGATTCCAATTCATCGATTTGCTACAAACAAACTTGGAGGAGGAAAACTACTCCACAACAGCGGTCGGTCTTGGAGCACACAGCGCAGGCACCACGCACTCCCAAGGGTTCCACAAAAGACAACGACTCTACTGGGTCGCTGAAGACTTGGGCGACTCCGCTGAGGTCGGACGGGGGCGGTGGGCCAAGGAATGTGGAGATTATAAATGGAAGAGCGGTGAGAGTGTCCAAGGAAACGGGAATGCAATTCGGAATCAATCTGGCAGACGAGTCGAAACTGACAGTGGGATCTTGGATAACCCCAACGACCAAAGGATACGAAGTGGGAGAGAGCTTTTGGAAGGAGGCCAAGCGACAGATACAGAGGGGCAAGCCATGCCTACTGGCTCAAGTGTCAACGTCAGTGTGGCCAACACCAACAGCGTCCGACAAAAAAGTCTCAAGGAGAACGACAACCGACAAACAAAAGTGGATGAATCCAAACGATCCACAGCACACAGCACACACGATGTTGGATGTAGCGACTCTATCAGTCTGGCCGACACCCACAGCCAGAGATCACAAGGATTCGGGCAAAAATCTGAGCAACAGCAACACACGGAGGGACGGCAAAACGAGATTGGACACGGTTCCACGGATCGCCAACATAGCGGATCAGACCATCAGAATGACTCAGGATGGAATTACGATCTCATCTGGTGTAGAGATCAAAAGTGGCGTCCAGTTGAATGTGGAACATTCCCGATGGCTGATGCAGTTACCAACAGGATACATATCCTCAAGGCTCTTGGAAACGCCATTCCAGCGGATACGGCAAAAATCTTCATAGAGAGCTACATGGAGTCTGTGGTCGATAGATACGGTGATTAATAGCACAAAACGGGGCGGTTAACGACTCTGAGCGTTCATGGTTGTCTCCGTCCCGTGTATCTGTATGCAAAATGAAACCTCAAGAACCCTAAATGGAGAAAGCAGCAATGGTTAATAGAATTATTAAGGATATCGATTTTGGTGGTGAAGATGACAGTGAAGATGATTACGAAGGTAAGTATAATGACGATGACATCTTGCAAGTTAACGAAGAGAAAATGTCTCTGATGATAGGGGCATACGATGTAGCGTATCATATGCTCAAATATGCAAGACCTTTCGTTGAAAAAATTTGCTCATTCAACGATGAAATATTGGATGAAATGCAAGACACATTAGACGCTTTTATGTATTGCACCGCCAACAAAAATGAGGAGGATGTAAGCTATTGGGATGTCGTAAAAAGTGAGAACGATCAACAGTTTCGGAGTGTTAAAGATAAAGATATGTCTATTGCAGTTACTAAGTTCCTACAGCTTTTTGAAAAAGTAAAAGGTATCGACCTCGATGCTGACAAAAAAGGAGATAGCGAATGAGTTTGATTGCATTACAGCATCCAATACAAGACGAGCTAAAAAGTTTTTTGGATTCGATTGCATCGGAAAATAAAAGTAGCTCAACACGGACTGCCTACCAAACTGATTTGGAGCAGTTTTTTGAAACCAAAATAATTACTCAGGATCAAGTCAAATCGATTACGATGGAGGATGTAGAAACCTATCGAAACGATTTGATTAGCCAAGGTCGAAAGTCAACAACAGTCAATCGGAAGCTTACTTCTTTGCGTAAATTTTTTAAGCGTTTGATTGCAAAAGGCATTGTCGATGTCAACCCTGCGGATACAGCTGTAGTGAAATCGATGAAGGTTGAGCCGTCTGTCATGGGCAAATCGATTAGCCGTGAAGACATAGAAAAAATGATTGAGTGCAGCCTGGAAAACAAAAATCGGTTAAAGTCAGCCAGAGATTATGCAATGCTTTTGATTATGGTTTATTGCGGACTAAGAAGGGCTGAAGTAGCCAACATGCGATGGATCGATTTGATTGTCGAAGACGGCTATAATGTATTGCGATTGCCCAAAACAAAATCTCAGGTCGAACAGTTTGTGAAGATTCCTAAGAGGGGTTACAATGCACTCAGGAATCTGGAATTAGCCTACAGTAACTTCTATGATGTCCCAACAATAGATGGATACATCTTCACCTCAATGTCGAAACATCAGAACTTTGGAAGGCAACTGTCAGTGAATTCGATTAGGCGTATCGTCATGGGCTATGGCAAACAGATAGGCATTTCGATTACGCCTCATATGTTCCGGCATTCATGTTGCACGTTGGCGATTGAGGGTGGAGCAAAGCCTCATCAGGTCCAAGCACATCTACGCCACAAGGATATTAAAACGACCATGCTCTATTACGATGCTAAAGATAAGTTAACCGATAATGCATCTGATTATATTTAAGAAAGGATTTTGATTATGGAGAGTTGCTACGGGCATAGGTCATGGAATGCATACAATGTGCATTACTGGATGGCCGAAGCTCATTGGTGGCACAGCAAAAAGAATAAATTAGTTTCTGATTTACTACGTGATTTGATTGAAAAGTCGATTGCGGATCAGGAAGGATTGAACAACGAAATGAACAACCCTCCTTGGGAATCTATATCTCGTTGTGCGATTCGTGAGATAGTTGAGGAGATTTATGAAAACCCATTAGAATATTTCCCAAAAAAGACTACACCTGAAGGTGGAGTGTTTAACAGGCTTTCAATAGAATCTGGTTTAAAAGATCGTGTTGATTATCTCGCTAAAGAATATTGCTACTCACACCCAGTGGATGATTTTGTTTACACTACACAGGTTTTTAAAATAGAGGACGTTTACAATGAAGGATAAGGCTTTTTTGATTGCAAAATTACGTGTTGAATTAGGATTAAACCAAGCTGAATTTGCAAAGCAATTAGGTATAACCCGTTCGCATCTAAGTGCCGTGGAATCAGGTTTAGTTCCCGCATCTAAAATGATTATCCGACACGTAGAAACAGCACGGAACTACAAGGAATTGATTGATATTTGCCTTGAAATGTTAGATAAAGAAATATCAAAAGACGGCAGCATTCATCCAAAAAGTATTTGCAAGAAATTGGAAAATTTCATAGTTTCATTAGATCCTCCTATGGATGAGTAAAATGGTTGACGGTCAGCAGGGTTCGAGACACTCTGTTGGCCGTTTTTTTCTGGAGAGTAAATTAAATTGAAACTTGACGATTACCAACAATGGATAATTTTAGTCGCACTCATGTATGTTTTGACAGCCCTTTTAATCCCATTCCTTAAGGAGATAGTAAGATGAGCGAATCACCCACAATGGAGTATCCACCCACCATCAAATGGGTTCCTGGAATCAAAGAAATTACCCATGGAGAAGATGCAAAAGGTAAGCCACAACTACTGTTGCCGGACAATCAGTATATCAGTGTCCATTTTCCTTGGGGCGATTTCCAAGAGCTAAATAATCAATGGGGCGTAAGCTACAAATTCAACGTCAATATTGATAATCAAAGATATACGATGTTCGCGGATAAAAAATTATATCAGGCTATTTTTGATTACGGCATCCGTGAAAACCAAACCATTCAGATCAAACGAACGATGACCGATTTTGAGAAAAATGGTGAGGCACGTAAGTACAAAACTTATGACCTAATACCTCCAGAGGGTGAACAGAAGCCGTCAAGTGAGCCTGTATCACCATCGGAAAAAGCTAACCAAGCAGAGCAGTCCAGAGACAGCTTCTTGCAGGCAGAGGAGTCTGAGGACATGTTTGGAGGTGACCTATAATGGATCTCAAAGAACGTGAGAAGATTCCAACATTGGGATTTAAAGCCGGAGTCCCTGCCGATTTAACGATCATCCATGTAGGCTCATGGCCTTGGGTCGTAGGGGCAAACGATACCCAATACAAATTCCACCCAGATAAACATGTGCAGGTTCTCACGCAACTGCGGAACGAGAGCCTGCGGGAAGGCGATACGATTGGCGTTACGGCGAATTTGACAGACGATAAGAAAGTTGTTTTTGATTGTCGAATCGTGGCTCGGTATTCTCCTCCAGAAGGCAGTGAAGCCCATGTCCATTGGATGTTTGAGGCTATTTCATTACATCAACAAAGGTGTATGAACACGACCATATTGAATGTTAAAAAAGCTTGTGAGGCAAATGGATTATCTTTTGAGATTACGCCAGAACTACTACCTGCTATCCTATCGTCTGCCACTGGTTTAGCGATTGAGTCACACAAGCGTTTTAACTGCACCGCATTCCACAGCGACCCAATGGATCTGCCATTCTGATGCAGAAATTGATTGTCAAAGGTGATCTTCCATCGCTTAATCAAGTGATTGCTGCCTCTAAAAAACATTGGTCGCACTACGCCAAAGAGAAGAAAAAGTGGACAAACACGGTCTATGCGGAAGCTCTGTCGCAGAAGCTTAAGCCTGTCTCAGGGCCGGTGTGGATTCGATGCGAACACTACTTAAAAAATAGACGGGTCGATCCCGACAATAAAGCGATTGGTCTAAAATATGTTCTCGACGGCTTACAGGTCGCAGGGGTTTTACCAGAGGACAACATGGATTGGATCATTGGCTTTATCCACACATTCGAGATAGACAAAAATAACCCAAGATTGGAGGTGTATCTACAACCAGAACCAGAAGGCATATAATTTTTCTGGCTGTTGAGGTGTGGGAAGGCATCTCAGGGGGCGGTCAGGAATAGGGTAGGTCATTGACACCACAGTGGCCTACCCACACTTCTACTCACTTAACCATAGGAGAAGCAAATGTTAGAAATAGAAACAGATATCACGATCACCGTTAATGCTACAGGCGTGGAGGCCGGAGAAGATTTATCACCTACGGAAACCGACCCAGGTTCCAGTAGAGGTGCGGATAACATCAAAGTTTTTTTCGGTAAAATTGACATCACCTCAGAAATTTATCCTCACCACATGACATCCATTGAAAACCTCTTACAGGACGAGATATACGATGCATAAATTACCCATATTGATGACAAAAGAAGTTTCTAAAATGTTTAATATTCCAATGCGTACGATTAAGTATTACACAGAATTAGGTCTTGTCAACTTAGCGAACCATAACCCAGGCATTGGGAACAGTAGGCGATACAGCATCCATAATATGATAAACATTTTACTCGCATTTAGATTGGATAATTTGGGAGTAAAACCGCCAGTGCTTGCACTTAAAGCAGAGCAACTTAATTTAGGCATCTCTAAATATTTGGAGAATCCAAAAACCGCCTCTCGCTATATGTCTATCTGGATCACATCGGATATGGAGACAAAAGTATCGTGGCACACCAGCACAAATTTTCCTTACTCTGCGTCTATTTTGATGGATTTAGCAAGTTTACATCACGAAGTTGAAAGAACACTTTCAGCGAGTATGGTGACATGATAGGACATGCGGACACATATGACGAGGCGGTAGCTTTGATTAATAAATTAGAGCTACCTTCCGGCACGAAGATGGCAATGAAGAAGGACATTAAATACGGTTGGACTTGGGCTGCCATGAACCCAGGATTGCTCCGTAACAAAAAGAAAGATTTACCTCGATTTACGCTACAAACCCTAAACGATGATTACATCCATATAAGCAACCAGTGTCTACAGGAGATGGCCAACCATGCCAGAGGACGAGTACGGTCAACCGATAAAAGAATTAAAGATTATAAAAGAGGAACCTCCAAAAATCTCGCACCTGCTCAAATTGCACAAAATGTTTCCCGAGGACATCCCAGACGATCCCAGAGAGAGCAATATGACTATGCTCTGGGCTTGCAAAAGTATTTCGAGGATGCTGGATATGGGCGAACCGAGGTCATCACCCAAGATACAATCGTTACTGAGTTTGATCGACTTGGAGCTACACTGGATGCGGAGAAACAAACAAGAGATCGAGCAGAAGCTGAAAAACAGACCAGAGGTAGCGATACGATACGAGAAACGGGGCAAAGCTCCGATAGAGTTGCCGACATCAGTATATCAGAGACTGAGAGACGTGGGCCTGAGCTACAATCACGACACTCAGTTGTGGTCAGGTTGGCAAACGGACGAGATGGTTATTACCGCAAACGAATTACTATCCACGCAGGGAAGGCTGTTTTAGATGGTGACTTATGAAAAACCGAAAACACGGATGGAAAGACAAGACAAACGGTTACCGGTCCTGGCGATACCGATGGAATATAGGTGCTGTCCACGATGCGGATCAGATTGAATGGCGTAACGGCAAACCCGTAGCTGTATTAGAGCTAACCACGAACCCTACGATGAATGAACATGTGCAGAAAGCGGTCAGGCATAGGCTCTGGACGCAGTTCTCAGGCAGGTCATTACGCAAGGTAGCCAAGGCATTAAACGTCCCGTTTTACATTGTGCTGTTCACCCACGACCTAAAGGATTTTGCTATATGCAACTTAAAAAGCGAGGAAAGCGAATGGCTCGATATGGGAAAAGAGGATTACAGGCGGTGGCTATCCTCTTTTTGATCGTGGTAGGTAAAAAAACCTATGACAGGTTTACCCGTTTTGATTATGAGGAGCCTTTAGGATTATGATAAAATTTATTATTGCAAGCCAGACCAACCCTGACGAGCCATATGAGGTGTGGGCTAAAAGGATGGACGATGGCTTTGTAGCATGGCAATGTCAATGCAAAGGCCATAAATATAAAGGCACTTGCAGGCATGTGTTGCTAGCTCAAGAATGTGTTGAGGATGGATTACGAGAAATGATACGAGTCGAAAATTAAGGTAGAGGCCGTGACAGGCGTGACCTCTCACCCATGAAAAGAATCACAATATAATAAAGCCCGTCACGACACTTCGATTACCTTACTTGCTATGAGCGTCTACATATGCTTGTCCAAGCACATACGCTGATGCTACCAGTGCGATAGGCCATGTCACCTCTACGGCACCGGTCCCGGCTGCTGCTCCGATTGCAGCGGTTACGCCTAATTTACGACTACCGAGTTTTTCTTTTAAATCATTAAGAAATTTCATTGTCATCTTCTCCTTCTGAATCATCTGCACTGGAAAGCCCTATAAGCTCTTCTAATGCGGTTATAGCACCCGATTGACGCTGTATGAGTGCTGTGAGTTCCTGCACACGGGTTTGGGCTTCCTGTAGCCCCTGTAGGGCTTCTTGTCGATTGCCCTTTACTTCTTCAAGTTTGTTTTCTACGGACATTTGTTACCTTTCATGGGTTATTTGCGTTTCTTGGCCGTCTTAGCCGACTGCTTAAATGCCTTCGCCGTAGGCGCACCTTTAGCACCTGGTTTACGCATTTTTTCTCCACTGCCTTTAGCTATCCTTTTTCGCTTGGCGTGGATATTAGCATACAATCCTTTTTTAGCCATATCTCACCATTTTGTCTTGTGGCTCCAATAACGAGCCGACATTTTAGATGGTTTACTGTCTTGGGCATTGTGTCTGGCGTAATAGGATTTCTTACGTGCTTTTTCTTTTGCCGTCTTTGGATTGCTTCCGGCCCCTTTTACACCCTGTTGACCGAATCTGATTGTCTTTGTTTGACCTCCGCTTTTTGCGACAACCACATGACTCTTGGTTTTGTGATTCGGAGTCCTCTTGGGTTTGTTGTACGCGCTTACCCCTGCTCTTGCAAGTTTGGGGTCTTTTTTCTGTGTCATTACTTACCTCGCTTTTTTGGCTTTGCTTTCTTCTTAGCTTTAGCGGCAGCTTTGACACCTTTTGCAGTATACGGAAACTTCTTTCCTTTAACCATCGGCATATGAGCCTCCTCATTTAGGTTTACCTAAGTCTAATTTATCAAGTTGTCGCTCAATTCGCAATGAGCCTAATTCATTGTTTGCTACACTCAACAATGTGCCACCTATTATAGCCCCTTCCTCATCTGTTTCGTAAACATAAAACGTAGTGGTCGTAATAGCCGTCTTGCTGATCCTTGCAGGTCTACGTTCACCGCCTACCTGTATCCAACATGTTTGGTTCTCGTCATATTTACTGCCAAAAAATACCGCACATCCGGCCAGTATATTTTCTATGCTGTTCTTTAAAAACAATAAAGCAAAACCAACTACGAACAACCAACTGTATTGCTCTACCAGTAGTCCAATGCCAGAGCTTTCAGAAAATCTTTGTAACGCTTCTGCGGCTTCTGTTTCCATTTTTTATTTAAGCGTTGTTTTGGGCTACGCCTATCCTTTAGCTTTTTACGGTGTATCAACCGCTCAAGCCAACTCCAAAAGCGGTTCATTAACCTTGATGTAACGCTTTCCATACTGAACCATAAATTACTGTAGTTAAAAACATTAACAAGCCAAAAACCTGGTCGTGTTCCCAAAAACTTTCCCAGTTGTAACCTCCAGGAAAGCCTGCATGGTCCCAATATAAGTAGGCAATAGAAACGGTAGTCCCTGCTGCTCCAGACCACATGCCTGACTTCTGAGCAGCTTTAGCAAGCTCTTCGCGCTTAGTCATAGTAACTAAGTTTCTTGAAATACGCTTATTAGTAGCTTTTAAGTCATCTCTGTCATGTTTAAATTCCTTAGCAATAACATTTTCATTTGCCACCTGTTGGCGTAAATGAGTAATCTCTTTTACCGCCTCGACGTATAGCCTTCTTTGACGCTCTGCGGAAGGTATCTGTTCTGGAGGTGGATATTTATTCGGACTCATTACGCCTCGAGTGCTGTTATACGTGCTTTTGCAGAATCTAATTCTGCTTTAAGTTCTTTAACTGCATTAACCAATGCCCATTTAATTTCGCCACCGTCAAATGTTCTAAGATCCGTAGTTTCGTTTGCATCACTATCATTAATTTTGGCAGAAAAATGAGAAACCGTATTCGGAAAAACCTGCTCAACTTCTTGAGCTACAAGGCCAACATAGGTTTTGCCATCAGCGTTGGTTTTTCCTTTACCGTTATATTGGTAATTAACTGGCCTTACGTTTGAGTTGCATAGCTCATCAAGACCAAGTGTATATTCGCTTACTACTGTTTTTAAACGTGAATCTGATGTCGCTGCCCAATCTCCACCCGATGGCTTTTTAGGTGTAGACGTTCCTACATTAAATGCACTGCCACCAGTGGCATAAAAATCAGCATTACCATCAGAATCCCAATATGCAAGCGTAGTCCATGTGATAGTTCCGTCGGCTGATCCTGACGCTGCGCCATACCATGTGTGCGTTCCAGATTGTTGCCGATAGCGTGACGCATTGCCATTGCCGATATATTTATAAGCTGCCGAATCGTAATAAACATTTGACCACCATTCAGAATTAGTAGCATGTCCATCCTCGCCACCGATAAACATTTTGTCGCTTTGGACACCTGTGAAGGTCGTATCGAAACTTGCGGCTGCTCCATCGGTGGAAAGAATTTTGTCATCGTATCGAAGGTTTGCTTCGCCGGCTATTGCGTTAGCACCCGTCACGGTTGGAATGGTTGTGGCCGTCGAGCCTGTTAATGTTGCGCCAGCACTAACCGCTGACCACTCCGGAATAGAAGAACCTTGTTTTAAGAAATGTCCGTTTGTGCCAGCACCCAGCCGTGCTAAAAATCCAGAACTGTTTCGGTAGTAAATATCGCCAGTGGCATCACTTCCTACTGCAAGTCCATAATTAGTTAAAATCATGTCATCAGCAGACTCGTCAAAAAGCACCGATGATCCAGATGTTGCGCCAAAAAACTTTACGTCATGTCCGGTGTCGTCTACCCCAACCGTCACCGTGCTATCAATCTGAACAGCAGCATTTACGTCAAGCCCAACGTCAAACTTGATCGCTTCACTACTGTTAGTCGTAACAAATGTCATGTAGGCATTATCAGCTTCTTCAACGACTAATGACGTTGCGCTGTTATCCAGGATTTTAATTGAGCTTGCTGCCGAGAATCGTAATGCACCGTCAGCACCGGCAGATAGCGTAAGATCGCCAGATATGTCCACATCTGCATCTACATCCATGGAGGCGTTTATATCTAACGACTTATCAAACTTAATAGCCTCACTACTGTTGGTGGTAACAAATGTCATGTAAGCATTGTCAGCTTCTTCAAAAACCAAAGAAGTGGCACTGTTATCAAGTATCTTAATTGAGCTTGCAGCACTAAAACGCAACGCTCCATCTGCTCCAGCAGAAAGCGTAAGATCACCTGCTATGTCTACCGCTCCAGAAAAGTCACCCGTAGCTGCATCGACCTCACCGGATAGTGTCAGGTTGCCCACACCTGTAACATTACTGGAGTCGTCTACGGCCACTGCACTATTAGCCTGTACAGTGCTTCCACCAGTTCCGTTCGCAGTAATTATTATATTGTCGGTGCTTCCAGTACTGCCAGTTATGTCGCCACCGGACGCAGCAGCCCAAGAAGGAATGCCCGAATCTAGCGTTAATACATGGCCGTTTGACCCAGCCGCTAAACGTGCGAGGTATCCACTTGAGTTGCGGTAGTATACGTCGCCTGTAGCGTCCGATCCTACAGCTAATCCGAAATTGGTAAAAATTACATCATCGGCAGATTCATCAATCAGCACACTTGATCCGCTTGTAGCTCCAAAAAACTTGACATCGTAACCGGTATCATCGACTCCAACCGTGATCGTTCCGTCTATCTGCATAGCTGCATCTATGTCCATAGCAGCGTTTATATCGAGTGCCTTGTCAAACTTTACAGCCTCAGAACTGTTGGTCGTGACAAAGGTCATATAGGCATTATCGGCCTCTTCTACTACCAGTGAGGCTGCACTGTTGTCGAGAATTTTAATTGAGCTTGCGGCTGAAAAACGTAATGCTCCATCTGCCCCAGCCGACAACGTGAGATCGCCAGATATGTCTGCATTGCCGTTTACGTCTAATGAGCCAAAGTCACCTTCACCGGCTACCGTAATACCAGCGGCTCCATCTAATACGGTTAGTCCTACCGCATCGCCGTTGTCCGTAAACTTTAAATCTTTACCGTTAGTTATCAGCTTAATTGTGACATCGCCTGAGTTGCCTTCTGTGATGCTTAAAACAGAAGATCCGGCATCTTTAAAGGTGAACACGCCAGTATGTGCATCGAGCGTTAGAGCGTCTCCTGAGTCGATAACAATAGGGTTACCGGCTAACGTAGCGCCTGTAGTTCCATCGTGTGTAATCGTAAAATCAGAGCCAGCACCTAACGACAATACAGCCGAATCGCTTAACAGTTTCAGATCGTCACCGATGATCGCGTCCAGTGCTACAGATAATCCACCGTCCGTTTGTAACGCCCCATCGGTTGTTGATGTAGCATTCGTTGTATTGTCTGTTTTAAGCAACCCTGATACGGTTAGGTTGTTCACCTGGTTTGATGCAGACGTATCGTCGAGGTCACGGCTTGAATCGACAACCAGTGCTTTTGATGCCGAAACGACTCCGGCGGTAACCCCTAGATTCGTCGCATCCAAGCCTCCATTGACCGCGCTACTGGTCAGAAGGTTATCGAACTCGTTATTGAGTTGCGCCGCTGTTAAAACCGCGCCTGATGAAAATGTATGTACCCTTGATACAGTACCCATTAGTTTTGCCCTTTTTCTAAGTCTTCGATCATTTGTGCCAACTCTGCATCTTCATTAAGGCGCTCTATTAACTGACCCAATGTTACCCCTTCAAGTGCAACTTTATTTATACCCGTCTTTTTACCAATTGCCTGTACTTGTTTTACGAGATTACGAGCCGTACGAGTTGCATCTTCTAATCTCATGCCACCTTCAACTAAGCGTGGCACAATCGCACCAATAGCGCGTGGACTAAACAGAAGGATGGCCGGCGTTGAAAATACTGTAGTAGCAATTCCAGTTCCGAAACGTGTTATATTATCTGCAATGTTTCGTCCTATTTGTGATATTTCAGATTTTACAACAAGACCGCTACCGAAAAGAGGATTAAACGCTGAACCTACCAACGAGGCTATCAAGTCTCCGCTTCCACCGGACTCTCTGGCAACACGCTCAAATTGATCAAGGTTAAGTAGCTCGTCCGGGCTGTCTGCAAGCGCAGACGCTAAACTGCCATAAGCATTTTTTCCGGTCTTAAGGTCTGCAACTTCAACTGCTTTTCTTGGGTCAATGCTGAACACTTCATCGGCTGCATCCAACACCTTCATTTTGTCAGCATAACTACGCATCAACTCGCCGTGTGCGCCCTCTGTGGCTTGGTTTAATTTTTCAGCAATTTGGTCGTGAACCCTTGTCAGATAGCGCTTCGCACTACGCGCCTTATCGTCGTAGGCAATGTTATTTATTTCATCTTTTAACTGCTTCTTCAGTGCGTCTAAATACTGCACATCCATAACCTTTACTTCTTTAACCATTTTAGGAACAAACTGTGCAGGTGCTTTATATACCAGTTCTTCTGATTCAACTATTTTGTCAATATATTTTTCGCCTTCAAGATTTATTATTTTATTTAAAATTCCATCAATCTTCTTTTGTGTTTCTTCTGCTATTTTAGTTTTACCGTATGGAAAATCTATGGTTGCTTTACTTACCCCAAGATCATCTACTGCACCAACATTTACTGTTGCACCTGACCCGTCTAACGCTCTGGTAACAATGTTCCGTAAGTCTGTTAGTATTACTTCATTGTTTTTTCCAAGAGGTTGATCGTATAGGCCATTATCCTTCATCATCTGTTGAGCAGCCTCGTAATCTTTATTTGCCTGTTCTCTTATCTTCTTATGATCTTTTATGTATTTATCTACAACACGCAATCGACCCGTTGTCTTGTCTTTTCTAAAGTCACGTATTACGTTGCCTTTACCTTCGCCTACATAGCGTCGCAATCTTTCTAAAGCAGTCTGACTTGTGCCGGTAGTAAACCCAAGAACACTATCAAAAACTTGCCCAAACGCATCTCTTAGACGCGGTTTAGTTTTAGTCGCTGCACCGGTATCTTCGGCCATTGACGCTACCTTCTCACCGGCTTTAGAAACCTTACCCCTTACGCCTCTGTATAATGCGCCTGTTCCTTTTGCCGCAGCCGTTACCGGATCAATAACGTCGGCTGCCTTACCAAGCGTCGATAACAATTTAGATGCTCTTGGAGCAGTTCTTGCTAACGCTGCACCACCGCCTGTAAGCGGCAATGTTGCCAATGATGCAAGGTTGACTAAAGATCGAACTGGACGCTCTTCTACGTTTTTTATTTCCTCACCAAACTGACCGGCCATTTGGCGCACCATTTCAGCACGACGCGGATCACGCGGTTCATACAGCGAACCAAGCACTTTCTCTCCGGCTATATCAGCAGTTCCTTCGAGCGCCATTCCTATACCCGAAACAGCCTGACCCGGATCACTTATCACTTCACCAAGCGCACTAAACTCTTCGCCGGCTGTTTCCATAATATCACCGGGTATTTTTTGAGCCGTTCGACCCAAGCGAGCTAAGAAACTTTGATCTTTGCCCCCTAACAGCTTTTCCATCCTCGCCAATTCTGCATCTGAAAACTGTTGTGACTCGACGCGGTCTTCTGCAAGCGGAACTTGCTGCTCTTGTTCCTCTGGCTGACTGTCGCCTAACAACAGCGCCATGCGCCGACGTTGTTTTTCATTATATGCCATCAGCCTCGTCCTATAGCTTTTTTCAGTTTAGGATTGTTATTTACTGCTGATTGAACTTCGGTATCATCTGGATTTGCCATAGCGCGACGTAATAAATCTCGTTCATCTGGAGTCAAATCTTTACCTTGCATTGCAACTTGTGCTTCTGTTGGTTCTGTTTCTGTTTCTTGCCCTTCAGCTTCATCAAAAACAATCTGATCGTATAATGAACTTGTTGGATTTATACCTTCATTAATTGCGTTGACCCGTAATGATAAAATTTCACGAAGACGTTTTAATTTTTGTATTCCATACGCTTGTGTATCTCTTGGTATTCGTATGTCAGGCACTACCGATTCTGCCATCTGTTGCTCTTTAGCCGACACGTTTGCACCGCCGCCATTTATAATACGTGCAACCTCTGCAACAATAAGCGCTCTTGAATCGGTATATTGTTGCGCCTCTGGGTTATAAGTAGTTCCAACTATACCAAAATTAGTAGCAAGACCACCCAACATTCTTCTCCAGCTAATGGAATCACCTTCTTCTAACTTTTGATAATTTTCTAAGTTGTCTAAAAAGGAATCAACTACATCTACAGATCCTTTCATTATTGCAGCCTTGTTTTTTAAGGCTGTTGCTCCTTTTAATCCACCTTGCTCAATATTTGCCCAACCCTGCTCTAATTTTTCTTCGCTTTCCTTACGATCTAATCTGTCTTGCTCTCTTTGATACTCTGTTTCCTCTTCAGCAATACCTCGGTCGTATTCTAACTGTTCTTGTGCTTCACGACGGCCTATCTCATCTTGCGCTAAAGCACCACCACCTTTAATGGCTTTGCCTAACGTGTCCAGTGAAAACAAACCACCGGTATCTGCACGTTCAGCGGCAACTTGCGGTGTGCGACCCGTAAGTGCGCCAATCAAGTTGGCTCTTGCCATCCGATCCTGAGTTGTGGCATCTGCACGTCTTTGCGCCTTATCTTGAGCCATTCCGCTTATTAATCCACCGCCTAACTGAGCAATTTGTGCAAACAGTTCCGGGTTACTTTTTACCATGCCACCCAATCGACCTAATAGTCCTTGTTTTTCCTCTTGTTCCTCTTCGTCTGGCGCATCTCCTTCTACCACCGTTTCCTCTATTACATATGGGTTGTCTTGTGTACCCTTACCTGACGGCTCATACGGACTTTTCACATCTTCCGGTGGCAATTCGGGTTCAGCAAACTGTTCTGTTGATGCGATCCTGTTAAGATCCAATTCACCGGTTGGTTGCGACAAAGCATCCGCAGACCGCTCTTGTGCTATGCCTTCAAGTCGGCCCATTCTTGCTTGCTTTGCTGCATCTTTCATTCTATCCGAAACCTGATCTAAGCCACCCCCTGTTTGTAATGGAGTAGCAGTCTGTTGGTTTAACGGCGTACGGTTGGCCATCATCAGCCTTCTTCTTCGCTCACGCTCTTCCGGTGTAAGCGTAGGATCTTCCTGATCCGGCCCTCTGTTCAACATGCCGCCTAACGCACCTAAAATGTTTCTAATAGCCATTATGTTTTCCTGTTTTTACTGTCCAAAAGCCAGTTTGCCGCCAAATAATTTTTTACTTTGTGACAAATCACTTAACAGGCTTTTAGTTATTGGGTCATTCAACAGTGTTTGCCCGATACCCTGCTGCGCGGCCTGTTGTGGCGCTGTAGGCTGGGCTTGCGGATTAAACGACTGTATCAGCTTATCCTGTTTTGCCTGTTGTTCCATGCGTTGCTGATCGCGTTTGGCTTGCTGTTTACCTACCAAACCTTGCGCTAAACTTAACCCGGCCGGTATTGCATACGGTGCTAATGCTCCAAACATTTTATGCTCCTTTATTGCGGATCTACTTCGTCAATTCGTGGCCCTGTTCTATCTTTACTTCCACCATACGAACCACCTATTTTTACAAACTTTTGTGATTTTTTGTCAAACTTACCTCTAAAGGACTTTGCACTTGGCCCAGATCCTACAACCCATTCTGCAATAAGGTCTCCTTTACTGTCTCGCGCTGTTCTAAAACCCCTTGCTGTTGCAGGGTCATAATCGAAATCTTCTCTGTTTATAAATGAATCCATTGCCGCATCTATTGTTTCATTGCCTGTTGAAGGTACGGTGATACCATCAGGGGTTGACGTTGGCACTGAAGTTCCAGTTTCAACCCGTGCGGTGTCCGTTTGCGCGGCTGCACCTCTACGAATCTGTTCAATAGATTCCGGCGTGAAACTCTGTAAGTTTTGTGCTAAACCACTTACTAAGTCTTCTGTTCCAGCCATATCATCTACTTCTCTTGCTGCTAAAATACTGCCAATCAAGTCCATATCAGCTTGTCTTCCAGCCAATGTTGGATCATCGCCTAACATTCCGGTCAAGCCGGCTCTACGTAGTTCAGCTTCCAATGTTTGATCGTCTTCAAACTCACCCGTCAAACCGGCGCGTGTGGCATCACGTCTTAATGCAGCCGTATCCAGTTCACTCTCCAATGCTCTGGCTTGCTGAGTCTGTACTGGAGCCATGTTCGCTGCACCTGTATCAAACAGTCCGGTCTGACCGGCTTCAGCTATTCTGCGTTGTAAGTCTTGCGTGTCTAATCCGCTTTGTGTGGTTTCACCCGTTAGCGTCTGACGGTCATCGACCTCACCAAACAACTGCGATTCTAACTGTTGACCAGCCAATGTTTTCTGATCGTCTAACTCTCCAAACAATTCTGCCTGTTGGCGTTGTGCTTGTAAGGTCTGCTGACCGTCTTCGCCAAACTCACCAGTTAAGGCAGCGTCTGCACGTTCCTGACCCCTACTTAACGCATCAAGTTCTGCTCTCTGTCTTTTTGCAGCCATTGTTTCATCGCGTTCAAATATTCCAGTTTGACCGGCTCTGGCAATGTCACGATTTAACGCTTGCGTTAAAATATCTTGTTGCGTTCGATCTTCTTGTAGACCCATACCTCGCTGGCCTAAATCAAACCCTTGAGCATCACGTAAATCTTGTTGTCTGCGTTGTGCAGCTTGAGCTTCAAGTGCTAATCGGTTACGCTCATCGCCTTCACCCATTCTCGCTAAAGCGGCCGCTGTATCGCCTCCACCTCGCAACACACCATATCGACCCAACTGCTCGACCAAAGCCTTACGCGCTTCGTTCTGTCTGAACTGCTGATCGGCTAATTGTGAGGCCATAATCGGATCGTCTGTTCCACCCACTCTATTCATGTATTGCTGACGTAGTGCATCTTCTAACGTATCAGCCATTGGTGCAGCTTCGGGCGTTACCACATTCTGAGCAGCAGCCATATCTGCACCAGCACCTAATGCGTCAGTAGGCGTAGTTGCATCAGCAGCTAAACCTTGAACAAACGATGGATCGCTTATCGGATTCACCGTAGGCGTAGTTGCATCGGCGGCCAAGCCTTGAACAAACGATGGGTCACTTAAAGGATTTTCTGTAACCGGTTGGCTCATGCGTTCTTCTTCCATTGCTCTAACAGCCAACGGATCACTTAATGGATTCTCTGTAACCGGCTGACCAGTAGCTAAGTCAGATACAAAGCCAGGATCGCTAATTGGATTTACCGTAGTTGCTGGAGCTTTGCCAAAGTTTGGATCGCTTGTCGGGTTAACCGTTGTAGCCGGCGCTCTACCAAAATTTGGATTGCTCGTTGGATTCACCGTTGTTGCTGGTGGCCTTCCAAAGTTCGGATCGCTCGTAGGGTTTACAGTTGTAGCTGGCGGTTGACTAAAGTTTGGATCGCTTGTCGGGTTGACCGTTGTCGCTGGTGCTTGTCCAAAATTCGGATCACTTGTTGGGTTTACTGTAGTAGCTGGTGGCTGACCGAAATTAGGGTCGCTCGTCGGGTTTGTCATTGTAGCTGGTTGCGCCACTGGCTGTTGTTGTTGCGCCATTGTAGGTTGCGGTGCAGATGGTGCTTGCGCTTGTGCCATCGATGGAGCCAATGGTGGTGGTGGAGGCGGTGGCATGGCTGGTGGCGTAGCTCCACCTTGCGCCTGTTGCATCGTTGGCTGTTGCTGTTGAGGTTGCATTCCACCTTGAGCTTGCGCCATTGACGGCTGTTGATTTTGAGCCTGACTACCGGCAGCTATTGCACTCACCAACGGATCTTGACCTTGTGCTTGAGCCATTGACGGCTGACCATATGTCTGCGGTTGTTGAACACCAGCACCTTGAGCTTGTGCCATTGTAGGCTGTTTCTTTTTCTTCTTCTGGCTACCGCCTGTCATCATCTCGTTATAGCTTACCGCCATTATTCTATACCCGTGTTGCGTTCGCGTGTATTTCCAATAGGCTTGTATTGGAGGTTTGCACGTCGAACAGTAAATGGTTCATCTAAGTTGAAGTTGGAAAAGCGCAGCATAGTTCGTGGATCGTAACCAAATAAATCCGAATCCTGAGTTAGTGCAGATACGTCCGACTCTAATAATGACGAGTCCAAAACAAACGAACTGTCCAGCAGACTACCTACGTTACCCATTGTGATAGTTTCTGTGTTGGAAACAATACCGGCAGCAATCTGCGATATACTGAGATCAAACGCTCCAGTATTATCAAACAGCGTCCGGTTATACAGCCAGCGACATGATACTGCATCACCGCGTGGAGCTATTGAGGCCGTTTCAAAATAAGCCTTGATAGCACTTCCATCGTCGTTCGTTCCGCTATCGTGTTTATTGATGCGCCCGGCAAAGTCACCGGCATGTGGCAAGTCGTCGATAAGCGCTGCACTGTCACGGGTAAAATTATTATACGGGCCAAACCACGCATTAAGTCGTGCAGAGTAAATCACCACACTGTTCATTGTCGTTTGCGATGCACCATACGGTAAGAAAAACCAGACTTGTTCCTGTGCAGGGTAATACATAGCAAACGAATACGGCAAACGAGCTACATTTAGTTCGCTCCAATATCTGTCATCCAGTGCCAAAGAAATCTTCTCAACACTTGCACCGCCTGACCATTGGTAGATGCCATCGTTACGCACAAACAACTGACGCTCACCAGGAACCGTAACAATACTTTTGCCGGCTACGGTTCCGCGTTGCGTTCGCTGTTGTTGCTGAAAAGGTATCGTTGCGTTACCCGTAGGCGTAAGTGTATGAATGCCCTGCTCTGTGTGGATAGATAAATAGTTTTGGAATGGGCGTAACCCGGTAATGTCAAAACCTACGCTGTTAAAACTGAGTGAACCCCACGTTTCGATGTCACCGGCATCGCTTCGCCATAAACGATCTGCGGCTCCGTTTATGTTGCCAACCCATGCACGATTTTCCCAAAAGGTTACCCATTTAGGTTTGGTGAATCGAGAGCTATCGTCGAGTGTTGCTGCGTTGCTCGTTCCACCTGCCCACTTGATACCGTCTGTGTCCTGACCGTTTACCGCAATCAATGTGCTACCGGCCAATACCCAATCCCACGTATAGTCATTGCCGGCAGTTATGGTCACGCTACCTGTTCGATCTGTTGCCGTTCCACCTGTAACATCAAAAAACTTATCACCGCAAAAAGCGAAAACCTTTTCTGTTCCGGCTAATACAACCTGACCACATGCAGTTACCGTAGCACCGCTGTTCATTGCACTTGCATTATACTTTGCAAACCCGTTCCGCTTGGCTACCTCACCGGCCAACCCAACCGTGCAGTTTTCCATTTCAAACAGACCGTCCGGTGGCATGTCTTCAGCCGGTAAGCTGTAGTTTACCCCACTTCTCCAGGGGCCAAGACGTAACGATTCAGCGGTTATCGGCATCAGCTTAACGATCCTTCAGTAGGCGTAAAAGAAAACTTGTTGCTGTAGCTCTCATCTGCTCTACGCATACGGTATGAACGGTTACCCTGCACGTTCATGTTTTGCCGACCTGCAATAGCAATTACGCGCTCCATCTCCTGTTTGTCCGACATTGCGCCCTGATCGTCACCTTTCTCTTGCTTATATAATGCAGAGATGCCGTGTATAAGTGCCGGCTGACATACAGGTGCTACATACGGATTTATGGAGTCGCTATCTTCAGATTCTGTAAACGTGGGTATGGACGAGTAGTAGCGATACGCAATCGTGTCTACGCCGTCCGGCTCCGGATACAACGTGACTTCAATGTTACCGCTAGAGTCTACGCCATCAATAGCAACCCATCGCGGATCGCCATTTATACTGGCATCCGGATCAGCCGCATCAATGTCTTGCGTAGACATGATAAGAATGACGTGATCTTCGGTAGTGTTGCGAAACGACAACGGAGCCACTACGTCACTGGCCAGCGAATACGTACGAGTGCCGTTTACTGTATTAAAAGTTGAACCTTTGAACAGCCAGTTCCATTTTTCACGCGAAGCTATATCCTGAGTGACCAGATTTAAATAGTCACGCGCCCCGTCTTTAAATGTCGAACTACCTGTATTCAGACCAACCCTTCTAAGGGCAATCTGAATGATCTGCAAATTTGTCATGCTAACCCTATATCAAGTTAGCCCATGCTCCATTTTCATACCCTTGAAACTTGTTGTCCGTAGAGTTGTAGATCAGCATTCCGTTTGCTGCGGTCAGTGCGTTGCGTTCGGTTGTTGTTAAACTTGCAACCGTTAACGTATCTGACAATTTTACGGTGTCTGCCTCTACTGCTCCAATCAACGCAGAATCGCCAAAGAAACTGGCCGCGTTGACTTGTCCAAAAGTTTCTGACATCTATTGATGCGCCGTAGCTGCAATCTGATCTAAATCGTATTCAGACAAGTTGTCGCCGTTGTTGTCCAACCAGCGGTCTTGCCAAATGCGTACGGCTTCCTCGCCACGATCTTTAATACGCGACGGTGGATCGGGTACGAATCCTGGTGCATGAGTTACTTCTCCAACAGCACGAACATGGTTGCGCACTTGGCTGTTGGTTACCGGTGACTTGCGCTGACGAGTGTGCGTTTTATCCAGGTCGAGCGCCTTGCGAATTGCGTTTTTTGTTTCATCAGACCCCTTCAAAATGAGGTCAGCAATTTGATCTGGCGTGACACTGGCTGTCGGTGCTTCAACAGGTGTAGCATCTTGCACTACTTCGGCCAACTGTTCCGGCAGGGTATGCTCTTGCGTTTTTGCTGTAGGCATACGTTTTGCCATTTGTAATCTCTTTCGTTAATACGTGCGACGATGGGCTGGAGGTATCACATTGTGAGAACCCACCGCCACACGAAAAGTGAACTGCTTATCTGCTGATACCCTGCAATACAACACCCACATGTCCAGTGGTGTCGGGTGCAAATGTGGCAAAACCGACCAGCGGTTCTGTCTCTGCATCCTTTGCATGTACCGCACCGGCTACGCCATCAGACAAGGTTAGGTTTTGTCCAATAGCTATGGTTCCATCCGCTAAGATGGTTGATACACCAGCGGTCTGAATCCAACCGTAATAACCCGACTGCATCACTCGCGCTGTAACGCCAGAAATGACGTAATCAGTTGCTGCGGTTGATGCAACAACTTGGTTATACAGGTTACCCGTAATCGCAACATCAGTAGCCGTAGTTACTGCGACAACCAGCCCGTCATACAGGGTGAATGTCACCGCGTTGCTACTGGCTGCCGTGTTAGATTTGATACGGTAGGTGTAACCTTCTGATGCATCGTCTGTAGTATGCAAGTATCCACCGGCATACTGGTTAGCAGTTGCCGACCCTAAAGTTCCGCTATCGGTCAAAATAACTTCTGTTGCACCGATTGCTGCTGCGGTTGCTTTATTGTCAACTTCTACAACGGCTGTAGCAGATAAATCTTGCGACACCAACACACCGGCTGCTGTAGCACCGGCAAAACTTCCGTAACGAAATACTCGACCGTCTTCAAACTCACGCTTGGTTCCGATAGGATATTCCTGTGTTGATGACTCTTCGTAGATTCCTTGTGGTGATCCACCGGTTGCACCGGCAATCGACCCTAACGAATCTGTTGTTGCATTGTTATAACCTGTTCCCAGGTCTTGCGCTCCACTTGGCATTTCTATTTCTCCTTTGCCTTTTTGCTCGGCTCAAAAGACGCATTGGCTTGCGTCTTGGAATTGTTTATTAACTGATACCTGTAATTACACCCTGACGACGACGATTCGAGGTAACTAGGTTTAAACCCACAGTGATAAAGGCGACCTTCGCCATTTGATTTGCATTTTCGCGGAATGGAGTCTTGCTAAAATTCATACCTGACTGCATGTGCATCTTCAAGTAATTGGTATTGAAGAAATACATACGACCCGATCCGCAGTCACGGTCATACTGCACCGGAATACCACGAAACGACGGCAAACGGCCATCTACACCCGGCGAATCGTTACCCGAAAGACGCTGATAACCCGTGCCTTCAAATATCTCTTCAAACTGTGCGTAAATAGAATTTGTCGTGAAGATATTGGTTGGCTGTTCATTGCCTTCGGATGTTGCATTCCAAAGACTTGCCATCCGCAACATACCTTCGTAAAAGTTTGTTCCGGTAATCGTTCTAAACGATGTATCACCAGACGCATCTTCCGTTTTGTTTTTCCACCATGAATTACCGGACACCGTGATACCGCCCAACGTAGTTGGAGTCGTTCCCGGTGCATCAGCAATAATGTCTTGGAATCCTAACGGAGCCTTACCGGTCTGAGCAGAATACAACGAGGCATTAATCTGATCGCGCAACGTAAGCATGGACTGACGAGTCTTTGCTTCCAAAAGCGACATAACAGCTTCGCGTTTACGGTTCTCTTGTTCTTCGGTAAAGTTGATCGTAATAGGCACTGCGGCGTACCGGAACGGATAGAACGCGGCTGTGATTCCATCGACCGCATCTGTGTTAAGTACGTCATAGCCTGAGAAATATTGCGCTGAGTTACCGGCATACAAAATGTCTGCCTGTATCTCTTTGCCACCGTTGTCTGTAACTAATGCTCCACCTTTACGAAACATGTCTAAAGTTGGGTATGCGTCAAAGAAGTTATCGGTCAACTCTTTGCGCTTGGCCCGCATAGTTAAAGTCCACGCGGCATCGAAAACTGAAGTACGTGATGTTGCTGCCATAATCTATTTTTCCTTATTCAAAACCCAATTTGGATAACCCTGATAAAACATCAGAATCTGTTAATGGGCCGTCACTTTCCGTTGCATCAACACCTTGCGTTCCACGCACTGCACGTTTTGAGGACTTACGTGCTGACGTATCGCTGTTACGCAAATCGGCTGCCTTTTGAGCAGTGATACCTGCGTGTAGCTCATACGCCTCTTTCACCGTATACGGGTTACCCGTCGTCGGGTTAGCGATCTTGGTCGTAGCAACAATTTGATCGGTATACGCATCTAAATCATTGCCATACGCCTGTCGCGCATCACCCACCTGCGTGGCAATATGCGCGGTCTGCTGACCCTGCACGTAATTGTTGGCCGTAGCCAACTGTTGCTGTAACTGCTGCACCTGACTGTTCAGATCGTTTACTGCATTGCCTACCCTATGTTTAATGATCTGCTCTACGGCATCTACACCGCGAGCTTCATCTTCAGAAAGGTTGGCTCTCATTGCATCAACCGGATCTTGCTGCTGCTGTTGGGGTGTAACGAGGGTTTGCACCCTGTTGGCCCATTCGCCCTGTTGTGCTTCGATCTGTCGGCGCTGCTCTGCTAAGTCCTGTTGCGTACGCGTGAATTGCGCTTGCATGTTTTTTGCGAGCGGAACTAACGGCTGATACTGCTCCGGCACATTGTCTGCGTTACCGCGTAACCAATCGTGCCGTTCCGGGTCAAAATCTGACTGTGCATCAGAGTGTCCAGATGTTTCCGACGGTGCTTCATTGGGTGTGTCATCTGTGAAAAAATCAAGTGATGATTCAGTTGACTCTTCACTGGATGAACCCTCTGAAGGTGACGTGTCTTCCGCACCGGAGTCCAAAGCGAGTGCTGATTCGGACATCTAATCTGCTCCTTCGTTAAATCTCTTCTCTGCCAGAGCCACTGCTTCTTCGGGTGTGTTACCAAAAGAAGGCGTTGGGGTATCTGTTGGAGTTGAGTCTGTTACATTGGAGTTTATATGACATCGAGAACCACCAACTGCATCGGCACTCTCTGTCACGTTGTATTTTTTTAACAATTCCTGTTTATGGCTGTAGCTCTCTACCACTTCACCAAAGCCAGCGTGAAACTTGCCATACATATTGCTGTGTGAGTTATGTATGAAGTTGCTCTTGATAAACAACATGGCTGCACGTTTGTCGCACTGGTCGCATTTAATCGTGCGCCTGACTTTGCTTGAGTCGTTGGCTACGTCAATCTGACGATGCCCGTCTTCGCATTCGTAATCGTGAAATACCAGCATTATCCTTGACCCGGTGCGTTCTGTACGGCCTGACTAACTTCTTGTGCCTGACTGCGTACGAGTGATAAAATGTTTCCTTCTGCTACGCCGGCGTTACTGCCACCTCCACCGGCTGCTTGCGGTGCTTGACCTTGCGCCATCTGGTTTAGCATTTGTTGATGTTGCTGTATGTGGTTTTGCACCACGCCCATAACCTGTTGCTGTTGTTGTGGCAGTAGTTGCTGGAACTGTGGAAGTTGCTGTATCTGTTGGTGGATTTGTATGTGCATCTGGTGATTCTCGTTTGGCGTGACACCCGGATCGCCACCGTTAATCAGGTAGGCTACGTTTTCCAGTTGTGCCGCTTTCAACGTGTCACCGTCTTCTGCATCACCTAAATATTTATCAGGATCTTGAACACGAAACGATGCCAACAATGACTTGATTGCTTCGATGCGGTTTATTTCTGGCAAGTTAATTGTCATGTTGAAAAGCTGTAGAGCGTCCTGACGTTCAAGTTGTTCCGTCAACGGCTGCATACTACCGGCTTCGATGTCAATCTTGTAACGTATCCGTAAAATGTCAGCGGTCACCGCCTCGTATACCGGATCTTCGGTATCTCTTGCTACGTTGACTAAGAAGTCATCGGGTAAATATCTTTCATCGGCCATCATACGTAACGAGTTGCGAACAACAGCACGGTAGCAATCGGCTACGCGCAACTGCATCCATTCGCGGTTGACCTGAGCAAAACTTGCAGACAAAGAGGCTTGCGTGGCTGTGACTTTCGGCCCACCGCCCATCGCCATCTGCGATACGTTTAAACTTTGTTCCTCGTAGCTTTGTGCATCCGACTCCAGACCCAACTGATCCGGTGGAGGGTTGCCAAAGTTCATTTCGCGCATCGAAGTGCTTGGATCTTCCACCCAGATGATCTCACCGTCACGACCGCCTTCTAACGTATCACCAATGTCCTGGTTGGCTTCGCGTTCACGGCGCGAGGCTAAGACCACGCGCTGGAATCTTTTTAACAAATCGGCTCTGCGTGATACGGATTCGACAATGAGTGACTGCGTGTCCTCGACATACGCCATTGGCGGTTCGCCGTAAAACGAGCGTTCGGTCTGGTCAAACCGCAGTGCGTGGTATGGAAAGCCACCGTCCATCAGATAGCCACCAGCCGGTTCAAACTCACCCGTCATACGTTCTTCGCCGGTGAACGGATCGGTTTCTGTAATAGGGTTCATTGCAAGAAACGGATGATCGACTTCTTCAATCGGATCGGTGACCCCTTCGGCAAATGTGATGCGCTTTTTGTGCAAGCGGTCATGGATTTCATACAGGCAAACCATCTGACCCTGCTTGGAATGCTGCACCGCGTCATACTCGTCAGAATGTTCTGCATCTTGCATGTCATAAATAAAAGCGTCGGCCTGATCGTCATCGGACATCGCCTCTATCTGCCTACGGTTTACAAAACGGTCATCCTCTTTCACAAACTCTAAAGGCACCATCATCTTTTCGATGATATACCGTGCGCCTGACAATTTGTGCGGAGGACATAACGGATCGACGTAGACGTTAAACGGCGACACCCGATGCACATACGGAAAGTCGTTTTCCTGAGCATCGTTAATCGTGTATGGTGCAACGATG